GAGAGACAATATATTACAGCATATGCAGGTGCAAGATATTAAAATTATTTTTTTATTTGTATATATTACCTAATGTCTTTAGAATTAATTGACCGAATATTAGCATCATGGGAAGACCCAGATTACGAAGGTATTATAGAACAACTTAGTTTTCATAAATATAAAGAATCAACATTGGATATAGACATTAATAAAAAAATGATCAAAGATATAGAACAAATTAGATTCCTTAAACCAAGTATAATAAAAATGAGCGAATATTCAAAAGATAAAGGAGGTCTAATAAAATTTTACAAAGATCATAACTTTATACAAGCCCATCCAAGAGAAGTAATGAATGCTTATAGAATGATGCCATTCCCAGAGCAAGATGAATTAGATAAGATTAATAAATACTTACACCAAGATAATATTAAATTTATAATGCAAGTAGGGTTTGGTGAAGGATTAAGATCATTAAATTTCTTAGAAAATAGTAATGCTAAGTTAGTAATATTCTCCGATTTCAAACAAGAGTATAGTTTCTATGGTAGGCATTTTTTGGATGAATTATATAGAGATAGACATTGTATAATATTTGGTTTAACTAAAAATTCTATACCAAATTTTTCTTTAGATAATGAGTCTCATATTAAATTTGATATAATACACTACAATAATAGTAGAAAATATTATGAAATATATGAAGAAATATTGAATTGTATGAAATATACAGATGAGAATACTATATTAATGTTGGATGGAGTTTGTCCACATATACCATCTGGTACGGGCCCTTATGTAGCTATGAATAAACTTATATCTGATGGTATACTTAGTTTTGTAGAACATATTAAAATCAACAACAAAGAAGATAGTTACATTAATGGTATAGCTATATTGAAATTCAACAAAAATAATAAAGAATATTCAGCTAAATTACCGCTAATTGAATATAAAAACATCGAATTGAAAATGCCTTTGTACGAATTTACTAATTTTATTATAGATAATTTTAGAAACGATGAACCTGTTGAAAAAGAATTAGTCGAATTATATTTGCGCAGATTAATTGATGCTGGTGTTGAGATTGATAAAACATTAAAAAATTATCTTATTGATCATTATTCAATTTATACCGATTGATACCATGTTCATTCGCACCTTCTAGTCTAGTTCCCAAAATACACATTAGTCTGATACCCATATTTCCTATTGTTTTTGTTACATTCAAATGTCTGAGTATTGAAAATTCTTCTTTAATATAATTATTGTTCTCATGTATCTTGAGATATTCTTTAAATGTATCCAATTCAATTGCACAATCATTACATTCGCAATACCCATATTTATAAAACTCAGCTCCGTTATTATGTTTTCGTACAACACGTTCCATTAAGTTATAATAGTTAAAAGTATTATCATACTCAGATGCATTATACAATACTAAGTTATGTATATTCTTCTTTTTTATTACTAATCGACTCTCAGTTGATGATACTCCTTGCCAAGGTTGTATGAATATAATTCCTTTCGGATATAATACATTTCTACTCTTATAATTCTCAATAATATTTAACTCGGGGCACTTTTCGAAATCATCTTTACCTATATCTTCATCCATAAATTTTTGAAGATTGTCTAAATCGTCAGTATAAAATGGACATCTAAATTTGAACATTGATGCTTCCGGTTCTAATACTTTTAACCACTTATATTGCATTGTTAAATTCCATAATATATCACCATCAGTTACTTTATATTCAGTCTTTTGGGTGCTATTTTTATTCACATATTTTCTAAATTCGTGGACATCTTTACCAAACTTACCCGCTTCTGCGTTATCAGTTCTTATATCAGACCATAAATAAATGTTACTTTCTTGAGGTAATTCTGCTTTAATTTGCATTAATAAGTCTTGTGAGCAATAATCTTTGATAACAAATATACGTATTCTACTGTTCAATAACTTACTTAAACTAGATACATTTAATAAATCATGCATATAATCGTTATCTACTTCATAATATATAACACGTCTATAAAATGGTTTCTTATTTTCTTCTACTATCAAATGATCAGATAAATAAGATTGATGTCTACTAGGATCTATAACAATAAATGTAACATTAGGATAATATCGAGATAATTCATACATATGATGACCTGGTGAGCCACCTGCATATATTACAAAATGTTGTCTAGTTTGGGAAACATTCACAAATTTAATATGATTATTTAAGAATTGTAACTCATTCATAAACAATTTGCGTTGACCAATATGAACAGTAGGTCTATATCTTTTATTATTTTGATTTTCTATATAAGGTATTTTATGTTTTACGTCAGATAATTTGATAACTGCAGGCCCAGAATTATTTTAAGTGTGGTTAAGTAATTTCAATATCTCTTGGTCCGAATTTTCCCAAGATTTAAATAACTTATTTTCCATTTTTATTTTTACTCACTTATATATTATAATAGTAAAAAAATATGTCAATACCCTTTATAGATAGGGTTATTAGTAATTGGTCAGATCCGGAATATTCAGGATTTAATGAAGTATTACCTCGTACTGAATTTAGGTTACCTACTATGGATTCTGAAATATTGGAGAAAATGAAGTTAGATATAGAACAAGTACAATATTTAGAACCTGTATTAAAATCTATCAGTAGCTATAGTAAAAATAGACAAGGATTATCTGATTTTCTTTCTGATAGAAATTTTAAAATAGCTCATCCCGCAGAGAAAATTCGTGCATATAAAATACCAGGTGGTGATAATCCGAATGAATATGAAACACTACGTCAATTTTTAAATATGGATATGGAATATATTTTACAAATCGCATTTGGAAGCGGCTCATTTGTAGTGGAAATGTTAGAAAATACTAAGGCATACGTATTAACTCATTCATTATATAGATTTGAACATTCTTGGTATGCTAAAATGTTTATTGATTATAATTATCCGAATAGACATTTATTTTATATGGGTAATACTTTGGCAACAATTAAAACTATGGAATATAGCTCACCCAATATTAGGTTTGATTTGATTCATTATGCTGGAAGTAGACAATATCAAGATGTATATGATATAATTAAAGATTGTAAAAAATGGTCTCATCCCGATACTTTAATAATTATAACAGCCGTAGTTCCGCATAGAGCATGGGGTCACGGTCCTTATATTGGTATGAATAAATTATTAGAAGACAATATTGTAACATTCATAGAACATATAAAAGTTCCTGGATTTTATGGAGAGTATACTAATGGATTGGCGATACTCAAATATAATTTTGATAAAAATGTTCCACCCAAATTCTCTTCTAATTCGTATGCTAACACTAAACAATCATACAATAAACTACCATTAAATATAATCAAAGAAATAGAAATAGAAATTCCATTACATGAATTAATATATCATATTAGAAATTCGACAAATAATGACACAAGACTTAATTTAGATATGGTAATATACTACGTTAAAAAATTGTTAAAAGAAAAAATACCTTTAAGTGAAGTATTATTAAAAGATCTTAAACAATATTATGGAATTATAGTAGATAATGGTCAAGTTAAATCCGAACCAATTTAATACCTATTAATACCTATTAATACCATGTACTCCTGGTATTTCTAATTTTGTACCAAGAAGATAAGCCAATCTAATGGATATATTACCAATAACCTCTATTAAATTATATTGTTTTGGTATTTTAAATTCCTTCATTATAAAAATCATATTATGTAACAAATAATCTTTTAAAATAGCTAATTCTATTGAACAATCATTACACTCACAATATCCGTATTGGTAAAAATCAGTACCATTATTATGTTTCCTTATTGGTCTCTCAATACAATTATAGTAATTAAATAATGCATCATATTCTATCGCATCATAAAATTCTAAACTATTGATATTCTTTTTCTTTATTACTAATCGGCTCTCAGTTGATGATTTTGGTTGCCAAGGTTGGATATATATTTTACCTTTTGGGTAATACAATTTTTTATCTTTGTAAGTTTCCGCAATACGCAATTCTGGACATTGCTCAAAATCATCTTTACCTATATTCTCACTCATAAATAGTTTAAGATTATCTATATCATTAGTGTAAAAAGGTAGTCTGAATTTTAACATTGAAGCTTCTGGTTGCAAATCTTTAATCCAATTATACTGCATTGCTAAATTCCATAATATATCACCGTCTGTTACTGATACTGCTTTTTCTTGTTCTTTTTCTCTTTTAAGTTCCTCACGAGTTTTAGTTTCTTTTCTACCATATTTACCCGCTTCTGCATTATCAGTTCTTATATCAGACCAGAAATAAAACATAGGAGACGTGAGCAAATTAGAAGTAATAATATTCTTAATGTTCAATAATAATTTTGATGTGCATAATTCGTTAATAATGAATATTCGTATTTCAGTATTTAGTAAATCACCAATAGATTCTAATTCTAATAAGTCATGAATATATTTACTCTTAGTATCATAATAAATAGAACGCACGTACTTGCAAAATTTGTTATTGAATACTACAAGACTATCAGATACATAAGATTGATGTCTACTAGGGTCAATAATAATAAAGGTAACATTAGGATAATATCGAGACAATTCGTACATATGATGACCTGGTGAACCGCCTGCATATATTACAAAATGTTGTCTCACTTGAGATATCGTAGAAAATCGAATGAATTTGTTCAAAAATTGTATCTCATTTAGCATTAATTTACGTTGTCCAATATGTATATTAGGTTTGTATACATTACCATATTTGTCATCGTATTCTATTTTATTGCGTACTTGATCTAATGTTATAACTGGTGTTCCACTTTCATTCAAAGCTTCATTAACTAATTTAATAATATCATTATCGAATCCATTGTAAGTTTTTAATATTTTTTCATTCATTTTGTTTTATATATATACTTCTACATAATATTACTTTTTAAAAAAAATGTCTTTAGAATTAATTGATTTCATACTAGAAAGTTGGGAATCAAAGGATTATAAAGGATTCTTATTTTACGATATTGAAAATGATACACAGTATACACATGATGATTATATTAAAGAGCGTATAATTAAAGACTTTGAACAAACTAGATATTTGAAACAAAGCGTAAAAAAATTAAACGAATATGGAAATCAAATACAAGATTTAATAGATTTTTACAAAGAATATAATATGATTATTAGTCCAAATAAATCCATACAATATATTTATAAAATAGACTTAGATTCCTTTGAAGGTGAATTAGAAGCAATAAATAAATTCATTTCGCAACTTAACCCTGCAATGAAGAATAACTTAAACTATATCGCAGAAATAGGATTCGGAGGGGGATTTACAAGTTTGAATTTTGCGGCTACAACTAAAGCTACGATCATTACATTCGATCCATTTGATAAAACTTATAATTGGTATGGGAAAACTTTTATAGATGAGAAATATCCCAATAGGTGTATGTCAATAATCGGACCTCAAAAAGATAGTATTGCAACTTTAAATTTTGATTTAAAACCCACCATTAAGTTTGATCTAATTTGGTTTAATGAAACTCGAGATAACGAGAATATATATAATATTATACTAAATTTAAAAAAATACTCACATGTTGAAACATTTATCATGCTGAATAACGTAGCCCCACATAATTCTTGGGGTGTCAGTTCATATCTTGCTATGTTAAAATTACTGGAGGATAATGTAGTAATATATATCGATCATCTTAAAATAGGATCAACCTATAGAAATGGTATTACAATACTTAGATTTAATTTTGAAGAAGATAAGCGGGTCCCAGTTAATAAAAATGTATATAAAAATATAGAAATGAATATACCATTGCGAGAATTGCAACAATTTATCCACCATAAAATTAGTGATACTAACTACGATGAAGACATTATAAGGGAATATACCGAAAAATTAATTAAAGCTAATATTTTAATTCCAGATTATATAATCAAATCGAGTAGTTAATGTCTCTAGAATTAGTTGATAGAATATTAAGAGGTTGGGAAGATCCGGAATATAAAGGTAATAATGAACGATTATCAGCCCCATTTGTAGAAAACTCAGTAGATATGAGATTAATTAATAGAATAATGGTAGATTCTCATAATGGTAAATATTTAAAACCTAGTCTAAAAAAGTTAGATGATTATGAACCTACTAGGAATGGCTTGTTACAATTTTATGATGACCGTAATTTTAAAATCGTGAGACACGATAGAGTTCAAATACTTGCATACAGAATACCTGCTCCTACTCCTATGGAAGAAATATATTTTTTGGAACAATATTTCAAGAATGCTAAATATATTCTAGAATTGGGATTTTTTGGAGGATATAATACTGTAGAATATTTAAATAGAAGTAATGCTTACATTATTACTTTCGATAATTTAGTAAGAGATTTTAGTTGGTATTCTAAAAATTTTATAGAAAGTAAATTTCAAAATAGACACTTATTACTCAATGGTAGATTATCTCAAAGTCATAAAATTTTAGATATAACAATGCCTGATATCAAATTTGATTATATATATATGAGAAAAAGTGTAAGATATCAAACAATATATAGTTATTTTATTAATTTCAGAAAGTATGCTCATGAAGATACTATAATATTTCTACATGGAGTAAATCCAGATAGAGTTTGGGGAATCGGTCCTTATGTAGCAATGCTTAAGTTACTTAATGAAGGTGTAATTACATTCGTTGATATGTTCCAATATAAACCAGAATCTTATTTAACTACGAATTTAGCAATACTTAAATATAATTTCACATCGGGGTATATGCAAAAGGTTAATCCAAAAGTATACATAAAATTCGAAAAAGATATGCCCATGAACGAATTCTACATTTTCGTAACTAACGATATAGAGGGTAACACTAATTTAGTTACCAAAGAATTAGTAGCCAAATACAAACGTAAATTTGCTAAATTTGGATTAATTTTTGATGAAGGTCTAAAAAAACTTCTTAAAGAAAAATATGATATAGATAGTGATGCACTTTAATTTTTTAATCAAAATCGATTAACCCCATGTACTCCTGGGATATCAAGTTTAGTACCCAATAAGTAATTTAGCCGTTGAGACAAATTACCAATTAATTCATATATACTACCATTTATTGAAAATTCTTTCTTAGCATGCTCTCTGTTATTTGCAAGATACTCCTTAAATACAGCTAACTCAATAGCACAATCATTACATTCGCAATATCCATATTTATAGAAGCCTTCGTCATTATTATGTTTCCTAACAGGTCTTTCTAAACAATTATAGTAGTTTAATAATGCATCATATTCCAGCATATTGTATTCTGCGAGAGTGAATATATTTTCTTTTTTAATTATAATGCTTGTCTCAGTTGAATTCTTTGTATTCCAAGGTTGCAACATAAGTTTACCTTTTGGGTATACAATCTTTTTCTTCATGTAGTTATTCAATATATCTAATTCTTGATTTACATTTAATGTTTCCATAAATTGGCCCAATCGTTTAGGCCCCATATCATATATTGGTATTTTAAATCGTAACATACTTGCATCCGGTTGCAAATGTTTGATATAGTCATATTGAGTTACCATATTCTTAATAATATCATAATCAGTATACCCAGATTCGTCATTACCCAATAATGTATGTTCGTTATTCTTTGGTTCTATTTCAAACTCATTGGACCAAAAATATATCATAGTATCTAATAAAATGAACTTCAATTCTACCAATAATTCAGAAGTGCATTTTCGTTTGAGCGCAAAAATACGTATCGGAGTATCTAATAATCTTGGTAAGGTATCTAAGTTTCTCAAGTAATGAATTTTAGTTGATTCTTGACTATTTAATTCATCACTCCGCAACCTAACGTATTCATTATATGGTTGTATAAGGTTATCACTTATATAAGTATTGACTGGTTCAGGATCTATAACTAAAAATACTACATTCGGATAATATCTAGATAATTCGTACAGATAGTATCCTGGTGCGCCACCTGTAAATACAACAAAACTTCTTTTACCTTCTACTGATCCATATTTAACTAACGAATTTAAGAAATTAAGACCATTAATAAATAACATTCTCTCGGAGATATGTACATTGGGTTTATATACAGATTCTAAAGTATCATCATATTCTAATTTATTACTAATTTCGCTGACTTCCAATACTGAAGTTCCTGCAATATGCAAAGCATCATTAACCAATTTTAATGTTTCATCACTGGTATTATAATATGTACTTAAAACTTTATCTTCCATAATATTAAATAAAAGAGATTATATATATATACTACTTTTAAAAAGATAATTGTTAAATGTCATTAGAATTAATAGATCATTTAATAGAATCTTGGGATGATCCCGATTATAAAGGTCTGCAATATAATCCTGAATTATTCTACAATATAACAACTACTGAAGCTATCAATAATAAAATTGCCAAAGATATTGAAGATTCGAGATATTTGAAACCTAATATGAATAAACTCACATATTATGATGAGAATCAATTATTAGACTATTATAAAGATCATGGATTTATTTTGGGCGATAAGAATGGATATAAGATAGAAGATGATAGCTATAAATATGAATCTATTATAGGTAAATTAGTTAAGAAGAATACTAAAAATATTCTCGAACTCGGATTTAATTCGGGTATGTTATCTGCTTTATTATTAATGAATACTAATGCAACTATTACAAGTTTAGATAGAATGAATCAAGTTTATACCTGGTATGGTAAATTGTTTATTGATTATAAATTTCCTAAAAGACATTTCTTACTTAATAGTACAATTATAAACCCGGTACCCCTAAGACGAGATTCAGAGAATTCTAAAACACGTTACGATATGATTTGGGTTAAAAGTTCATATACCCAAATTTACGATAGTATCATCGCATTGCGTAATTATTCTCATGAAAATACAATAATGATAATGGATGATATTAATCCACATACCACTCAAGGTTTACAACAATACTTAATAATGCTCAAATTGATAAGAGATGATATTTTAGTTTTAGATAAACACATAAAAGTTGATAAAAAATATAACAATGGTATTGCTATATTGCGCTATAAATCTGATAATATCAAATTTGAATCAGAAACTCCTATAAATGAAATATATAAGAGTATCGAAATAAATATACCACTGAGAGAATTTGAGGAGTACATATACAATAAATCTAATGATATAGGATTTAGTAACTTAGTTGTTAAGAAATATTTACGAAAATTAATAAACTTAGATATAGTTATAGATAAACATTTAATGAATTATATTAAAGAAAATTTAGGCATAAATATATAACAATATGTCACTAGAACTTATAGATAGACTTTTAGATAATTGGAAAAATCCCGAATATACAGGGTTTAACGAAATGTTACATTATTTTGTTTTTCCAAACCAAGATATAGATTATAGAAGATCATTTAGAGCATCATTAGATACAGAAAATAGTAAATATACTCACTTAAGTCAGAAATCAATCGAATCATACGGAAGTGAATATAATGATTTACTAAATTTTTACAAAGATCACAACATTAAACCATCATACGTTGATAATCAAGTAAAACGCAATATACATAAATTAATGCATACCACATATGATGATTGGCGTAGCTTATTAGTCAAATATATGGATTCTAGCAGTAATAATATATTAGAATTAGGATTTACAGGAGGCTTTGTAACTCTATATATGTTATCAAATACAAAAGCAAATATAATCACTATAGATAAGATGAATTTTGATTATCATCATTTAGGCAAAATTTTTGTAGATTCCAAATTCCCGGGCAGACATACTTTATTAGTTGGAGTTCCTAAATATTTAAATTCATTTATTGATGATCATTATCATGATACTAAATTTAATTTTATATATATCAATAAAAGCAGGAATTTCACTAATATTTATAATTATTTAAAATATTATAAAAAATATTCTACTGAAGATACTATAATTCTTTTAAAAGGAGTTACACCTCATGAATCTTGGGGTATCGGGGCTTATATGGCGATGAATAAGGCAATATCTGATGGTTTAGTTATATTAATAGAACATGTGCAAACTGATGAATTTTATTATGCATCAGCAGCTATATTAAAATATAATTTCAAAGAAAATTATGTTCAAAAATTGCCTCTAAAACAATACATACAAATGGAGTATAAATTGTTATATACTGAATTCATATCATTTTTAATATTAGATTACGAAAATAAAACTAACAGAGTTAGTGAGCAACTTGTTAACAATTATAAGAAAAAATTTAAAAAATTTGGACTAAATTTTAATAAGAGAATATTAGATATATTACGCGAAAAATTTAGCATAATTCCTGAAGAAGATATAATCCCTGCTGAAGATATAATAATTTAAGCATTCTAATAAAAAAATAATTAGCCTTTTCTCCACTTTCCATGAGTTTTGAAATCTTGTGTTTCGTATATGAAATTACATAATCTATTATTAATAAATTCCAATATTTCTTCGGTATCATATTTTTTAGGTATATTAAATTCTTTCACAATATAATCATTATTATAAGACAAATAATTTCTAAGTATAGATAATTCTATTGAACAATCGTTACATTCACAATATCCATAATCATACATCTTCCTATCATTATTATGTTTACGCATAAATCGGTCAACTACATTATAGTAGTTCATTACTCCTAAATAATCATTTAATTTGAATATGATTGGTTCATGTATATTTTCCTTTTCTATTATCATTTTAGTGTTGGTTGAAGTTTTGTTACCCCATGGTTCTAAATATAAAGTACCATTTACAAATTTCAATAATTCATTAGGAATAAATTCTATTTCTGTATTATTTGAGTGTATTTTCTCAATTAGTTCCGTATTTTGTTTTGGATTATTATCATATGGTATTCGAAAATTTAGCATAATACCTTCAAATCCAAAATTATTAAACCATGAATAATGTTCATATAGAGACTTAATATATTTGTAATCATTATATTGATTAGCGTAATATTCTTGTCTTAATTCTTTTTGAAATTGATCTTCATTATTATTATTATCTACTGATGGTATTTGCAAATTTGATACCAAAAATATAGTTGCATCTGATGGTAATAAATCTTTTATAGTCAACAATAAACTTAAACTACATTTTTCATTTATAGTAAATATACGAACTTCAGTTGGTAATAATCTTTCTAATATTTCAATATCGTCTAATTTATAAATATTATAATCAGTTTGTTTAATTAATAAACCGTGGTCCAATAAGTCTGTTATATATATATTTTGACCTTCTTCTTGTATTATTATAAATGTCACATTTGGGTAGTATCTAGATAATTCATAAACATGGTAGCTTGGTCCTAAATATATTATAAAATGTTTTTTTGTATCAGAAGCAAATTTAACAAATTTATTGAGAAATCGTAAATCATTAAGAAAATCTTTACGATGTGGATTATAAACATTAGGTTTATATAACTTATCGTATGAGTGTTTTAGCATATCTTCAATATTATCAATTTGGTTAATACAATCTGTTTTTGAAGGATTTTTTAAAGCTTCATCTATTTTTTCTTTAAGTAAATCTTTATCATTTTTGTTGTAATTCGTATTTTCTAATGATTTATATATTTTAGTTTCCATTTTCTTTTAGTATATATTTTATATAATTATTATATAAAAGAGAAATAATAAAAGTTATGTCCCTACAAGTAATAGATAGTTTATTGAATGATTGGAAAAATCCTAATTATATTGGGTTGGAAATTAAAGATTATCCACCTGTTATAAATATTGAATTAAAACGAAATAAATTAATGAAAAATAAAACTAGAAAAGATATGGAACAAATGAAATATATAAAACCTAACCCATATGTCATAACTCATTATAAAGATCCAATTAATAACTTATATGATTTTCATAGAGATTATAATTTCGCTAAAGTTGGCAAATATAAGTATCGTATTATAGACGATTACATTAATACTGAACTTTTTGATAAATATATTAAAAAAAATATTAAAAATATGCTAGAAATAGGTTTTAATACAGGCGAAATATCCGGTTTCTTATTACATAGACTACCACATATCGAAGTTACTTCAATAGAGTATAATGAGAATTTATATAGTTGGTATGCTAAAGCGTTTATAGATGAATTATTTCCTACTAGACATATTATGTTAACGGGATTACCCCACGAAGTAATTAATTCTATTCATTTTGGACAACCAATTTTATTTAAGTATGATTTAGTTATAATTAATACTAATTGTCCAAATTTATACAATATAATAACTAAAATAAAAGAGTATTCTCATGAAAATACAATTGTTATAATAAATAAAGTATGTCCGCATACCAGTTATGGACTGTATCCATATATGGTTATGAAAAAACTTATTCACAATAATATTTTAAATTTTATAGAACATAATAAAACTGATAAACATTTTACTAATGGTATAGCTATTTTAAAATATAATTTTGGCGACATAAAATCAGAACAAAATAACTTGAAACTTAGCATATACAAAGAGATAGAATCTGGGATACCATTGAGTGAATTAAGAAAATTCATTCAAGAAAGACAAGAAGATCAATTTGCTGACAATTTTATGATCAAAACGTATATACAAAAGTTAATGGCTGAAGGCATTAGAATAGATAAAGAATTAATAAAACTTATTAAAGAAAAGTTTAATATAAATATATAGAATCATGTCGTTAGAAATATTAGATCGTTTATTTCGTAATTGGAAGGATCCAACATATAAAGGTTTTGCAGAATCGTTATTTAAGTATCATACTAGTGGAACAAGAACTGAAGAAAATGCAAATATATCATCGCGAGCTCAAATAGACAGTGACAATGGTAATTATTTAACTTATTCAACAAAACATATATCAGAATTTGGTACTGATAGAAATGATTTGTTTGAATTTTATGCAAATTATAATATAAAAGCAGTCGTATTCACTCGAGAAAATACAATGGCAGCTTATCGTATGTATAATTTCCCTGTATCCGTTCTAATGACTCAATTATGGGACAGATATTTGCGTACGGATTTCAAAAATATATTAGATATAGGTTTTTCGTCTGGATTTGTATCATTGAATGTATTTAACACAACTAACGCAAAAGTATTGACTATAGATAAATTTTATTACCAACATTATTGGTATGGTAAAAATTTTATAGATGAAAAATATCCGGGTAGACATTTAATGGTTACTGAAAAAACTAAATATCCAAGTAAATACCTTGAAAAATATTGTCCCAATATTAAATTTGATATTATATCATTTAATAAAAGCAGAAAATTTGAATCCATATATAGATATTTCATTAATTTTAAAAAATATGCAACTCCTGATACTATTATTTTGCTAAATAGTCCGTCGCCCCAACATACTTGGGGTATAGGTCCTTATATAGCTATGAATAGGGTTATTAATGATAGTATTGCAACATTGGTTGAGTATGCCGACCTTGATGGAATGCATTTTCAAACTATGGCAGTCCTTAAATATAACTTTGAAGAGAATTATTCTCAAACATTACAATTGAAAAATTATGTAAGTATGGAAAAAGAAATTCCACAAATGTTATTATATAATTATGTTTTACGAGATTATGAAGAAAAATTAGGCAAAGTAAATTATGATATGATCAATAAATATGCCAAGAAATTTGCATCATTCGATTTAAAATTTAATGATAAATTATTAAAAATATTAAAAGAAAAATTTAATATTATACCAAATATATATACCCATGAATCTGATTCTTAAGTATGATGATTATTTAAAACGCGTGTATCCAACTCAAGCATTGGTTACATTCGATGATAACCAAAAATCCAAATTAATATTAACAAAAGATAAGCAAATTAAACAACAATTTACAGGAGGCAAAAAATCTAACTTAAAAGATACATCTTCCGACATTAACGATACTAAAAATAACGATACTAAAAATAACGATACTAAAGTTAACGATACTCCTAAATATATTAGTAATACTAAAAATAACGATATTCCTAAATATATCAGTAATACTAAAAATAACAACAATGACAAACATACTAATATTAAACTTACTAACAATAAACTTATAAATGACGAATTTGAAATTAAGTATATTGAAAATGATAACAATGCATTTATTCTTAATGGAGGAGGTGATCCAAATGTAAGTCATAAAGATTTTATGAAAAACTTAACTACACTAAGTAAACCAAAAACTTCTAATAAACAAGAATTGCCCAAAATTAGTGCTGAATCAAAAATTAGCCAACCATCAAATGTGCAACATGGTAAAATAGGATTAAATAGAAGTAAATTAGAAGATATTAAACATATTCGACCTATTAAAGAACAAACTATAATTTACGTAGCATGTGCGAGTGATGATAGATCTAAAAATTCGTTAATGTCATCACTTAAATCTAAGTATAAAAAAGAAATATCGGATGATAGACTCACAGTATTACCATCTCTTAAAATGATAAAAGAAGGACCCGAAATAATAATAGTTATTGATCGTAATTATAAATTTAGTAACAACAAGATTAAACTCGAAGATCCTAAAACTGATAATTTGTTTTATATACCCAATGATAACAGTAACTTTGATTTTGCGAAACCAACATTCATGTCAAATAATTCATACGTATATGATCATCTTAAACCAATAAATTACTTCGATAGAAAGAATAATAAAGGTATTAAGATGCAAAATGAAGAGTTTCTTAATACTTATTTAGATAGTAAAGTTACTCAATTACAAAACTTATATGATCATAAAAATTATATCAAACTTAGCAAGATGAATAAAGAGTTGTACGCAAAAATAGACAATATATTAAGTAACTTATCTCCTAAAAAAATAACAGGTGGATACGAAGATTACTATCCTGAAGACCCATACTCGGATGGTTTGTATTATGGAGGGTATTACTAATAAATAAACTAACTTTCATTATCATTACTTTTTTTGTATGTAATATTTATAAGACTAATATTATTATGAGACTAATATATACACATTAATGTCAGTTATTTATATATTTAGAAGAGATTTTCGGTTACGCGATAATTTAGCGATATATAAATTGCTTGATTTTATAACTGAATCTAATATTACTAAAATATACTTTACTTTCATATTTACACCAGAACAAACTGATCCAGTTAAGAACAAATATTTCACTCAAAGTGGGTTTAACTTCATGATGTCAGCGTTACGAGAGTTATCAAATCGAGTAAGTTTAAATTTTTTATATGGAGATTATACTGAACAACTTAACAAAATATTAGATTATGATCCTAACATTAATTCCATATTCTTTAACCATGATTACTCAGCTTATGCGCAAAAAAGGGATGTTAAGATATTCAAGTTATGTCAATTGCGTAATATATCTGTATATGCGTATCATGATTTAATGCTAAAAGGTAAGTTACTCGAAAAAGGTTACAAAGTAATGAATGCATATGTTAAGAGAATTAAGAATATTAAGTTATTACCCGTACCTAAAAAGATTAACAACCTTACAAAATTTGCCAAGAAGTTACCTTTCTCAATGTCATTAAACAAAGTAATAAAAAATCATATTAAAGCCGATGTTCAATTTCATTCAATTGTTAAAAATCCGAGTAAGTTAGTATTAGATAGTATTCGTTCTGGATCTCACAAAAAAGACGGATCACGAGTTGGTCCATATGTTAAGTTTGGTTTAATATCTTGTCGGGAATTATACTTATTAAAAACTAACTCAGCTTATAAAAGAGAAGTTATTATTCGAGAATTCTTCTACCAATGTCAGGCGTTTTATAAAGAAGATATTGAAGCAATACCTCATAATTGGAAATCGCCATATACTAAGATTGAATACAATATGTTAGATTCTGAGCTTAGAAATTCATTGCGAGATAAAACTGATAAACAAATTATAAAATCATTCTATACTCAAAGCGGACCTTTCTTAAAATTACCATCTCTAATCCAAGATTTCATAACTAGATTAATAGAGAATAATTACTTACATAACCGAGAAAGAATGATGCTAGCAACTTTTCTCTTACATAATATGGACCTCAATTGGAAATTATGTGAGAGATTTTACGCCCAAAACTTACAAGATTATGATCCAATAATTAATGGATTGAATTGGATGTGGGTATTAAAAGTCTTCTTTCATACTAGACCTCAAATAATGAAACTCAAAAACTTTCACTACTAAGATATTCAGAAAAACTTTTGAATAACCTTATATCTGTTAAAAAATTAATATTTAAGTAAACAAGTATAATTCAAGATAACCATCATTACGATCATTCTTATTTTTTAACTTAATACCTCCCATTGTTGAACTATCATCTCTAAATCCGAGCCATACAGTTTTCTTAAATACTGACAAATATTTAGTTATATCATCAACGTTAAAATTAGTACGCAACATAATAAGGTTATCAAAGTTATTAAGTGTACATTGTTTATGTTGTAGATGTAAGTTATCCATAGTAAACTCGCATTTGTTTGATTGACTTTCTACCGAAGTGATGAACTCAATTTGTCGTTTATCTACTGGATCAGCTAATGATGTTGTAATGATTATATTGAAGTGTTTGTATTTAGATATGATTTTCTTAAAGTTATCTCCAACAATATTGATACTCATGTGATACGCGAGATTATTAAACTTAGAGAGATCAGTAAATTGATGTTGGAAATCATTAAGAAAAACAGGAGGTGATACATTTATAGGTTTACAAATATTAATATCTGATATATTATCCCGCGTCTCGAAATTAAGAATATTATCGTAGAGAACATTGTTGTAATAAAGGATGATATAGTTATGAGTGTTTGTAATACTCATAATAATCTTATATATAGTTGTATTAGTTTGGGTAATCATGAATTCACATTCTTCTCGGCAGTAATATCTGAATACTTTGTGAGCATCGAATGAGCATATTACTAATTTTTTATCATTATCTCCGGGTTTACCATAGAAGATTATGTGGTCTTTTAAAAACCTCATATACAAAACAGAACATTTATAACTCTTAAATATACTAAATATCTGGATGATCCAATTCGAATCTGAGTATTGAAACTCGATTATATTTTCAGCATTAATAAAAGGCTCCTCAACTGCACCAAGTGAGCTAACATTGTTAAGAGGCTTTGCTTTCTTGGGTCTACCGGGTTGTCTCTTACTTGGTATGGAACTCATTCCTTCAAAAAAGTCTTACTATAAATTATTATTATTATTATTAGAATTAATTTTATTTAAATATTTGAGATCGGGCATGTATCCAATATTGGATCTTTCGAGTATAAAAGGTCTACCGGACTTTAATATGCGTAGTAAACTATCTTTATTCTTCTTCCATATATGATGACCAAGATGCTGATGATAGTCTCGACCATCTCCGTTTGAGTCGTTCAAATGAAAGACTAAATTATACTTTTTTAACTTAAGAATATCATCAATATACTCATTTATATCGAATCCGGATTCATGTAAGTGACATGTATCTATACATAACCCATATTTTAACTTTAATGTTTTGCAATATTTCATTAACTCAACCAAACGCGTGAGATGATCCGCATTTTTACGTATAGTATTTTCTAGATATATCCTACATTGTACTCCCATTTTATGTCCGCGTTGATCAATATGCTTTAAGTAATTCTTGAAACTACTTAACTCTATATTATTAGGTATATGTATCATTACTCCTTCACCATTAATTGCATCACATGTAAGTAAATGATCTATAATACAATCATAATCCGATAATCCACATACGTAACATAAATGAACATATATTTTAAGCTTATATTCTTCTTGTTTATGTTTCAATAAGTCTACTATTTCAGGTTTCATTATATTGTTCTTATTTCTTGGACCATGCGTGAACATTTGTATCCATTTTAATCGCAGTCCTTTTTCGTTACAATCCGAATATAACTTATCTAAAGTAACTTGAGATCTATCCCAATGAATACCTACATTAGTTACCAATTTACTTCCTCCCAATATTTTGTCCAATTCGTCTAATTCTTTAAATTCATTTTCATCTTCTATATCTCTAAATTCTTTTCCATCTTCTATATCGTTTCCATCTTCTACTTCTCTGAATTCATTAACATCTTTCCAAGGTTTTAGTCCGTTATCGTTCATTTCGTACCAAGTAAGTTTATCGTCAGACATCTTATATTAGTTAAAAAATAAAAATTAAATTCAAATAAGATCATTAGTAATAATACTCTTAAGTTAGATTATAATAATACTCTTAAGTTGGCTTATAAATTGTTGTTGTTGTTTTCTCCTCCTTCGTTGGGATCGTTTTCGAAGTGATCAAGTTCAGCTTTTGATACTGTACTCTTAAAGTTTCTCATTTGATTAACTGTAGCAGCAACATCATATTTGGGATTAGGTTTAATTTGTAAGTATGATGGGATAAAATCGCAGTTATAAAATGCGTTTTGTTTACCAATATTACATTTAGAGTTTAACTCAAATTTACCAATAATAACCTTAGAATACGCTGGAATGTAATCAATAATATCTTCTTGTTTAGGTAAGTCATGAACAAACTCACCAGAACTAATCATACGATCTACATCTTTACCCGCAAAATACATATCAAATTGAGATTTCATAGTCTTTTTAATATCCGATAACGAATTAAACGGCATTGCTCGTTTGGGTTTCATTGCTTCGATTGTTCCATCTGATTTAATAATATCAAACATACAACTGTAAATATATTTCAAAGTAGGTTGTACTCTTACTTTAATAATAAATGCAGGATCATCGAGTGGTACATCTGCTACCACAGTCATACAATTAGCAGCATATTTTTTCTGTAAGATAGTAGGTTTAATTACTCGCTCTCCGTTTTTATCTGCTATAGTTACAAGATCTGCATTTATCGGATCTCGTAATGCATTATTATATGCTTCTTGAAATTTCTCATCTTTAATTGATGCAAAGTTATATAACTCTACAAACTTACTTCGGGAAACTAACGGAGTAGCTCCATTAGTCTTCATAATTCCGGTAATAGTAATATTTTCGATAATCATAGATGTATAAGGTACACCTTTATAGAAGAAATTAGTATCAGCTTGTAATAAATATCCTGAAGAACCTCCACTCTTATTTTGCGCAGGAGCACAAAATTTCTCTACAGTAATTTTCATATTAGCTCTACCTGCAGCGCAATCGCCAGTAAAATCAGATTTAATTAATTCAAAGACTAAAGTATCAGACATATTTATTATTATTTGGTTTATGATTATAATATAAGTTATTAATATATTAAATTCAATTTTTTTAAATATACCATAAAGTTGGCAAAAAATTGAATTTCATTTATTTATTATTTTATAACAAGCAAATGCAAGGCGGTTCATTTTACGACATTAGCAAGAATACCTATATCCCATGCGATCAAGTTTGCTGATCTGATGATACGTACAAATTATTTACTGAAGGATTACCCAACTTTGAATGCGGTAAAAATTATATGATTCATCTTAAGACTAATAATGATTTCGTTGTGTTTACTATTGAGATAACTCAGACCGGAGTATGTCGTCTTATAATTGATTACGATGAATTTGGGTTTAACTGTTATCCCGATATTGAAACTATGAAAGAGAACTTACTTAATATTACAACTTGTGAAGATTATAACAAGATATTCAATTTTGATTCTAAGAAATTTATTGATGGTTCAAAACTAGAATATTCATATTTTTTATGTATATTAAGATTACCAATTTAAAAAAAGATAAATTTAATCAAATAAGTTATCCAAAGTCTTCATATGAGATTTAGCAAACTCAGAATTTACTACTATCTTATTATAATAACTACCAAGATCTGGTGATTTGCCCATCATCAGCGGCGCGGAAACTCCTGTAATTTTGTTATGTACTGAATTAACTGCACATTCTTTAATAACCTTTAATGGTCCTTTCGCAGATGTACGTAATAAGAAGTTATCTGGATCAAACTCAGAAATACCATGGTCATTAATGTTAATAATATCACCCGAGTAAGTAATAATATCTCCGTACAATAAGTAGTTAGGATGTCCGATTTCTAACTCAGATAGGATAAATTCTAACTGAGAGATAATTCTTTTACGACATGCTAATATTCCAAAGTAACTTTTCATTATAGTAATATTGTTACAGAAGATCTTGTCTGGATCAACTTCATCATAATCTAAAATACCATCCATATTAATACCGACAGTACGTATATAGAATGATTTTGGTTTTTTATCAATACTTCCATCTGGATATGTATCGGAACGTACTAATGCATAAATCTTAGCACTTAATATACCAATAAGTCCTTTAATCTTGGTACCCAAAATTACATCAACATAAGCTTTAACCCATTTTTCGTAATCATTAATTTTGCCAGTTTTAATATTCTCAATATGAATCAACAATTTAGGTTCATCATCATTGATACTATTAGTAAAGATATAAATACCCTCGTGTTCGCTTAAAAGTATTGCTGCAATTTCTTGCGGGGTTATATTTTTGTTAAGTAATTTATCCTTATTTAATTCTAACTCATAATAATTAGGTGTAAACATACCTCTAGTTATATTGCGATCGATATCCATGACATCTTTATAAATTTTCTCATTAGGTTTAATATTACCAAATAAGATTTTTGTCTTCTTAACAAAGTAACTCAACTTAATATGTTCTATGTCGTTAATCAATTGTTGAGCTTTAGACTCATCTTGTTCAAATTCGGGTTTTAAGAATATATACATTACCTGAATAATCTCATTAATTAAATCTGAAGCCTTCTTCTTCTTTTGTTTCTTCTTGGTATTATCCTTAATCTTAATATTCTTCTCTACATTAGCAACCAAAATATTGTCTAATTCTTTAATAGCTTCTGTTTTGCTACCACCTGATGCAGATTTATGATGCGCATCGATCAAGAATTGAGTCACTGGAGCCATAATTGATTGAGTAACTAACGTACCCAACGCGGATCCGGGTTCTACAACTGCTTTAAGTATACTCATTTCTATGTTATTTAGGATAAATCTTAAATTATTATAAGTAATGCGCTTCATTACATTGGGATTCAATTCGAAATAGATTGCATATTTAAGTAATCTCAATGATTTCTTTATATGTTCGTTATATTTCCAATTACCGAAAACCTTGTGCATCTCATTTTTAAAGTAATCATACATAAGATTATATTTAGTCTCGTAATCATTAAGATGAGACTCATCTTCTGCTTCTTTTGGATTCATATATTTGTTTACTAATCTGTTTATGTTAACACATGTAAGAAACGTATCACTAACAAACTTATCTAAGTTAATTTGTTCGCGTGCAAACTGCATTTTACGATACTTAGTTCTTATACGAATTAATTTTTCATTATATTCTTTAAGATTAGATAAATAAGTTTCTTTAAATTTCTTATCATTCATTTTAACCCAAGGTAATTTATTCTGTTCTAAATGTTTGGGATCGAATAGATTCTCATTAGGTACAAGACTTATAATTCGTGAGTCAGCAACAACAAAACTTCTATTATCGATAGTTGTTGTTTCTAATGATTTACCTGATACTCGTGATTTAGTACCTGCGACTGCTACGGTTAAACCTTTAGTAATAATATCTTCACGCGATTTATCTGCTTGTGGATATGTATCCTTACATGAGAATCCCTCTACAATAGAATGTAACACAAAGCCACGCGCTCTAGGATCGTATGAATGTCTTTGAGACCATGGAGTTGTATCACCATATGATAATTTCTCTTTCGTTCTCTCATCCAATTTCGTTATTTGCATAACACCACCCATAAGGTGATATAAGTTTGATATAGTTCCTTTTGATCCGGTAAATATCATTAGGAATAAATCATTATTAAGTATATCAAAACTCTCAAGTAATGGTGCTTTAATCATGTTGTTCGCTTTTTGCAAGATATTCACTTGACTCGCTTCAAAATAAGCTTTCATAGTTTTACCATATGGAGCTTCTAATTCTCCGTTATCTAATTTACGAGAGAATTCAATAGATTCTTGTATTACTGATTGTTTGGCTAAATTAATCTTATCCCTGCTCTCCTTAGATAACAGAAAATCATTAATGGATATAGTAAATCCACGATGTTGTAAGAATTCATTAATAACTTGTTGCATATTAAAGATAACATCCATCGTTTTTTTAACACCATACTCCTTATATATTCTATGATATAAGGTATTAGCTTTCTGACTCTTGATGCTAGTAGCATCCATAACTCCTTGTAAATATTTTCCATTCTTAATCTTTAGTATCTTCTCTTTTGGATCTATATGTTGTATAAATTCTGGAGGTATATCTGAAATTAGTTTCGAAGTAGACTCGTAATCAACAGGAGGAATCAACAATTCAATGATTTCACGACCAGTATATACATCTTTATCTAATACTAATTTTTCAATAGTAGTACGAGTAAAGAACTTATGTACTTGTGAACGTTTGAAAACAGTACCAGGAAGCGTCAGCAGAGCACATCCTACTATAGTATCTTGTGCTTGTCCTAGCCATGGAGTAATCGTTTCGTTTGAAATGAAATGATTTTCCATACCCATCAATATTTCCATCTCGGATCGGACTGCTTCAGAATCTGCAATATATACAGTCATCTGATCTCCATCATAATCGGCATTAAAGTATGGACATGCCAAGATATTAAACGCAAACGGTAAATCATCATCTACTATTTTAACTCTCATACGTAACGTGCATTCAGCTCGTAATGATGGTTGACGTCCGAAACATATATCATCACCGGTTAAAATATGTCTACTTACCTTGTCTCCTATTTCTAGAGGATGAATACCAATATTTGAGGTTTGCTCAAAGTTCATATTCTTTTTGTAAATAAATGGTATACCCGGATATTCACTACGATTCTCATAAAGCTTGCTTAATGTATCAAAGTTATACGCGTTTACTGTTGTCTTTATTGTAAGTTGACTCGCTAATGAACGAGCCATCTTAACAGTATCAATCTTATCAGTAGGATAACATACAATAACAGATCTAGAAACTTTCTCGATAACTTTACCTAACATATTATTTCTGATTGAACCTTTTTTACTAGTCAATGAATTTAACAATGATGATAAATCTTTAGTTTCTGAGTTATTATTATTTTGTTTAATATAAGCCAATACTGCCCGATATACATCATTCTGATACTTCATATTATCACCTTTTGCATTAGGACTAAGACTCGCGATAATCTTATCTAACGCTCCAGTAAGTTCATGAGCCTTATTTTTATTATTCGGATCATATCTATATCTATTGGGTATAACCATTAATACAGTAAAGAACATTTGTTCTGCTCGGATTTTAAACCCGAATTGATCGTAATCACTTTGAGGTACACGACTAATCCAAACTAACTGTTCATCAGGCGATAATTGCACTGGTTTATCATTAGGTGGAGTATATTTAATATAGATATTATCCGAAATCGGTTCTACAGTTCCTACTGATTTTGAGCAATGATCGCATTTAATTAAGGACTTCTTTTTATCTTGAGGTTTGTATTTAATCTCTTGCATTGCTTTTAATATTGCGTCAAAATCAGTTAAATGCGTATTACCTGCATCTGCGTATTTCTCATAAGATAATAAAAACCTACCACAATATTGGCAAATTAGTTTAATAAATTTAATAATATACTTCTCAAATAATGGTATCGGAGTTGGAGTTTCAATTTTAATATGACCCATATGTCCAGGACATTTGTCTTTGAAATTAACACATGTATGACATCTATCTTTATTATTAATAGTACCTAACGCAGCATCATATAACCCACCAGGTACTGGAATACCGTCAGCAAATTGTTTCTTGTCTGAAATCTCAGCAACTGATTTTTTAATATTTTTATTGTCATCTGATAAGGTTATATCAATAGACTCTAAATTATAAGTAGGTAAACAATCCGCCATTATATTATATTAATATAAATAATTTTAATTCAATTTTATAAATAATATATACACAACCGAAAAATGGAATATATTTTTGATAAATCACAACGTGAGGCCCTATATCCGTTTTTAATATCGGGTAAAAATGATGCAGACATTTATAAAGCACAAGAAACTTTAAATAATATGTTAGATGACTATCTTAGATTAAAAGTACCTTTAACTGAGGGATTCACTGAGGATATTATTTTACGTGAAATATCAAAACATCCAGAAACTGTAATGGTAACTAATCCTAAAGCAAAATTAAGCTTCGTTACAGATACTACTTACAAAGTTCAAACACAAGACGCGGATTACAAAATCTACGCACCCAATGAAGTAATACACGTGCAAAATATTTATGTTGAGGATCCATTTCAATTAGATTTCAAGATTAAAGATTTGGATTTCGTAACCCTAATTCATATCTATAAGAATCTACATAATATAAACATAATTAAGTCGTTACATGAAGGATTGCGTAATGGTAAATTATCATTAGCTAAAGAACTTGAACATGTACCAGCTGAGATAAGAACTGAGTTTTATCTCAAATTATCCGAGTTAGAATCCGACAAACTCAAGAAACTCAAGGATGAAATCAATACGGTATTTAAAACTAATTACGAATTATACGAAATCATATTTGTATTTGACCAATATCTTATTTCTAACTTTATAGTATCTGATGATTATAAAACAATATCTAAGTATATAACCAAATTAGACGCAGATAAGAAACTTAATGATACTCTCAGACTAGAAGCATTCAAACGTTATGATGATTTTATTAATTATAATAAGTATATACGAATATTAAAGACATTAGATAATTGGCTTAAAATCAAGCGTAAGATAAAAGATGGCCGTATTAATACTTTAACTCGTCTTCGCAAAATACTCAACAAATCCGAAATATCACTTATTGAGAGTTCGTATAATGTAGTAAATAAACCCAATCAATGTAGACATTATAATGCGGTTTCTAATGCATACAAAAATAATTACTCGATACATGAAGTAGATGAGTTTATAAATAGAGATGTAAATGATCCTAATAAACAATTGATATGTAAGTTATGTGCGGCTCCAATAATGTGCACTCATGCATATAAAATGATGACTAACGATTATAAGGATATTAATGAAATTTACACAGAATACAAGATGGAAGAACCGTTGGGTACGAAGTTTTATTGTAAATATTGTGGTGAGTTTTTATATGTTGCAGACTATCTTGAGTATAAAGGATTTGTTAAATATACTAGTATTAATATTAATGAAGAAGAGACATATATAAAGAACACTACTTGGGGTATACTTAAAAACTTATTTAATGACTTACATTTTTCACCTAAGATAAATGTAGAATTACTGTTTAACAAAATGAATAACCTTATTTTTGATGAAGCTAAGAAGTTTGATACATTCTATAGAATTAGTGACCCAGAAATTAGGCGTACAAACTTAGTCTTATACATCTACATTATGGGAGGTATGTATGCGATTTTATTGATGAGTTTACAAAAAGAAGATAATATTAGTTTCAATCATAAGTATGAACACATTAGAGATCCGAATAAGTTAACTAGTATATTTTATACTCAGTATATATCTAACAAATGGAAAGCTTCATTACCCAAAATCGGTAATATCAAAGATTTCATAGCTCATATAACTAAACGAGTGAGCCGATTTAATTCAGATGAGAACTTCTTCAATATTAAAAATAACAAAATGATATATGACGAGATTCTATGTAATTACGATTATATCATTCTTAAGAAATATTATAGAATTGTAAATGGATTAGATGAAATTGACCCAATTGACGAAATGTTCAAGATTCTAGGAACTACCAAATTAGAAGAGTGGAACCTTATAAAACAAATTAAAGTACCTAATATGGATAAATACCTGTTAAAATCTGAATCAATAAAATCGGACAAATATACATATGATCAGAAACTCGCCGATTACAATGCTAAATATTTATATAAGTACTATAACGATGATACTCAATATGATGATGATATTAAATATTATCAATCTTACTTTAAGTATCAACATCCTTATATGCTCTCTAAAACTAAAGATAGAACAACATTAAGATACGATTTATATACTAAGAAACCTATATATTGGGTCAAAGGTTTACTTAAGTTTTATACGTGGGAATTAATCGTTGAAGATGGTAAGATTAATTATAAAGCTTTGTTTGATAAGGATAAATATATTAAATTTAATGAGATAGAAAGCAATCCTGATAAGGATAAAGTAAGAGAATATACTAACAAAGATAAACCCAAACGAGCCTTTGCAGTAAAGGTAAATAAGAATCTAGTGATACCAACTAATCAAGAATCATACGAAGATAAGATTAATATAGAAGCGTTAAAAAGACAACTTCATGAAGATATTAATTTCAACTTACTCAAAAATATAGGACGTTATGAGGGTCATCTATATAAGAATATTGTTAACGATGATATAGAATATATACCGCCTGCGGGTATTGATGATCCTAGAATTAATAAGCTTCATAGTTTTATTATTACATTATACGTATATCTTAACCAATTCAAAAATAATGATCCAAAATTTCTTATGATAATCAAAACTACGAGTGGTCCTGAATCTACTTCATCAAATATTATACAAAGTAGCTCCTCTCAAAATAAGAAATCAAAATTAATAACTAATATATCAGAATATCTTGAGCAATACAATAAGGTTATTAAGGAATGGAATCCTGAGAAAATCCTAGATTGGTTACTTGAATATTTGATAACTAAATTAGATACTATATATAATACTGACTATCCCAAAATCAAGGAGTTCTATACTTGGTTTATTAATTATTTATTGAATACTGAAAAGACATTTACCAAAGTAGATATTGAGAAACGTAATAACAAAGAATTTAATGGTGATGATGATTTCGATTTTGACGAAGATAACGAAGTTGATGATCCTTACGAAGATATAGATTATGATTTTGATGAAGATGCAGATTTCGAGAAATCGGATTAAAATTGAATAAGACATTGATTAACAAACTATATATTGTTTTTTAACTCATAATGAACTACATATTTAACGACTCATTTCTTACTATAGTTTATAATCGAGTATTACCTCATATACAAGCATTAGAAGAGTTTCCAACATTGGAGTATTTTACTAATAATAATAAGTTTAAGTTTTATAATCTTAAAAGAAACGAATTTGGGTTATCTCCTCAAACATTATACTCGTATTTTATGGAAGGATTTAATAAGACACAACGTAATTTCATAAGTTTTGGGACTCATGGAGATCTTATATTTATTAACTCTAATACCAAACTTAATTTACTATCTAACAAAACATCTCATTATATTGTATCGGATAATAAGTACTCAATCAAGTTTAACAATCTTAATGAAATGAAATTTAACCTCAAAAATATCGGAGATACTATATATAATGTTATAACACTAAACTCATTTACTATCGGCAATAACTTATTTACTATCGGCAATAACTCATTTAATACAGGAAGTAATTCGTCATCTTCTAATAGTAATTTATCTCATAACAATAATTCATCGCCTAATATTAGCAACAATTCATTACCTAATATTAGTAATAATTCATCTTTTAAGATAAGAAATAACTCATCATTTAATGGTAACTCTTTAAATATCGTATTAAATCCGTCTTCTTTAGTCTTATATAAATACTTATATGGACAAAATAAAGGTACATTACTTGAGAGATGTCTTAAAGTATATTTGATTAATGGACCTAAATTTAAATGGGAGAAATACAAGGAATTTAATGAATCATATCTTATCAAGTTTAACATCCCTCATACTATAGAATCATTGGTTAATGAGTTATCCTCTTTAATGTATAATAAAAAACGAGACCAAATACCAAGTACACCTAATTTGGTTAAAAACAAAATGTTAGTAGACTTATGTAATTTGGTATCTCCAACAAATATACAACTAAACGGAATTATCGCAGACTACATTTTCGATATTACTATTGTTGATGATCTCCTCACCTTCTTTCAAAATTAGATTCATATACTTATCTATAACTTCTATTGTTTTTTTACCCAATCCAGGCACTTTACTTTTGTCTGATTTGGAAGTATTATTACTCAGTAATGATGATGGCAGTGAATTTATTAAATTACTTATAGTTATTGATGTTAGCATTTTGGTTGCTTTAGTTTTGGATATACTCGGGATATTACTTAGTATAGAAATGCATTGAGTGTCAGTTGGTTTAGATTTGAGAGATGTTATTTGCTTGGGTTTAAATCCGAGTTGTTTGAGTTTAGTTTCATCTAAGTTACCCATAATATAATCCTTAATCTTAAATTCTGAGCTTAACTTTTTTGCTGTTTCTCGTCCGATTTGCGGGATTGCTTCCCACATACCCCAAACATTTTTCTTGAGTTTCTCTTCTTCAGTAAAGTCAGACTTATTCATACAATCATTAAAACTAACATCAGATCCTTCCTGAGATTTAATACCCAATTCGCCTTTAAGAAACAAACTTGCAGTTTTTTCAGCCAAGAATTTAAGTTTACGAGCGGTATCAATTTCATTCTTAGTATAAATAATATGTATATCATACTTAATTTGCAAAGATAAGAATGAAGAAAATAAGTTGAAGAATTTAATACCTGCAATACATGTTGAATATTTTAACTCGTCGATACTTCCTTCAATAAAATAGAATATCTTACAACCTGTTAACTCTCGTAGTTTTAGCAACTTCTCATAATTGTAATGTCTGTTATCTTTAATTGATGAAGAGAAATCAGCCAATGTTTTCCTCTCGATTACTGCTAGTGGATAATTATTGTTACCTTGAGTTATGATATAATCACCGACTTTCAATTGATCATTCTCATACACAATAAACGGAGGTGAATATTCTTCATCTAATCTACTTATGATACATGCACAAGCTAACTCATTATTAACTCGTATCTCAAAATCGGGACTCCCATCTTGATTAGGTTGTTTATTATCATTAAGTTCAGGTCTTAAATCCGCGGCATTCACTTGCAAACAATGATCTCTTAATAATGAATATGTTGTCTTCTTATCTAATTCTTTTTTAAGAGCTGCGAGAACTTTCTTTTCGCGATTATCGCAAATTAATTTAAACATTATAATATAAAATATATATTTATTCCCTTTAATTAAAATATATTATGATAGTTTTAGTTATATGTTTGTTAGTAATCATCTTATTTGTTATAGTAATTTATAATAGAGGTCGGTCAGACTACGATATCAATTGGGATAACGTAGAATTATCGAAAACTAATAAACTAGAAAGTAACTGCTTTACTATAGTAAAAAATATGAGCTTAATGAATCATAATAAACTAGTATTAATACCATCATATTTCAATAACCCAAAAATTATTGTGGATACTACTCAAATATTATGTCTTAAATTCACATTCGGAAATTATATATGGATTAACTTTGCTGGTACTTATCTCGGTGCGACTTTAGTTGATGCATTTGATATAAGATATACTCCCATAAATATGGACTTCAAAGTTCATCGCGGATTTCATCGTATCTATACCAAATATATTAAACCCCAATTTGAAGACTTATTAGAATTAAACCAACAATGTGATAACATGGTAAAAGGTGATAACGTGTTAAAAGGTGATAACTTGGTAAAAGGTGATAATATTGTGAGCAACAAAAAGTTAATAATATCAGGTTACTCATTAGGAGGTGTATTAGCTGTATTATTATTATGTGATATATTAAAGTACGATTCTGTTGTTAATGATCAATCAGAACAAAATAATAACCAAAAAAAGTTAGAAGATAGATTAATCAAATGTAATATTTTTGCAACTCCTAGATTCGGTTGTAAAAAAATGCATGATTACTTCTCTACTTATGATAAATTATTACGTGTTGAATATGAACATGATAATATACCTAAATTCGCGGCTCGTAATTTTCATAATATCGGGATTAAAAAGAAATTTAATTTAGATAATAATATACCCGGAATAATAAACACACATTATTACAGTTACGAAACATATTATAAAACATGGCATACAATTTAATGGCAAGAGCATCAGGTAATTATACCCCTGGAGAGTTTGATTTGGGAATACAGAAACCTTCATTAGTTCAAATGGATTATCCAACTGATTGTGGACCTTTGGATAGTCCTGATGCATATTATAACTTCGCAATAGAATTTACTCGCAGTGATAATTTATATAGAGATGTAAGTCAACATAGAAATAATGCATTCGAGAACAGAGTAAGATATAATTTATTGGCTGATTTATCTACAGGAGAAGGACCAAGAAGTTCGGTTAGAGATTTATTACCTAGTACAGAATTATTACAAGAAGTAGGCCCGCCTAAACATGAACAAAGACCTAACTTTGATGGGTTAAGAAAACGATTATACAATGCCTCAAAAAAGAGATTAAGTAAGTATGAGAATATGACTAATGTAGTTGAATCACCAATAAGAAGAGACATAGTTAGATATATGTGGAATACTAATCCACGATTACGAGGCCAAGTTTCATTATCACCTACTGATAATGGATACACTTATTTACAAAATCATACTGCGCAAAATTTGTCATTTAATGATAAGCTAATGAGTAGTATGATGATTGATACTGATGTTATGGAAAACTTAGAATATAAGAATAGTCTATACAAAAAAGATAAACCAATGTTGTCGAAACATACACCCGATTATGATGTAGTACAACTTCCTGCAGGAGATAATGCGATGAAATTAGAAATGAGAAAGACTAAACAACAATATTCAGGAGGTAAATTTAACCCACATAAAGTAGAACATGATACTAATATTAACTCAAACGATAGAACTTATAGAACTGATAAAAATAGATCACGATACGTACCTAGTCAAGTTGCAAATAAGAAATATACTAAGAATAATAACCAAGGATGTGAGTCATTCATAGTATCGGATAGTGAACAAGTATTAAATGGTTATAGTCGTAATAAGATTCAGACGCAAAAATTCGGCCCAACCGTCCAATTTGATAGTCCAAACATACCCGGGGTAGATAAGCAAAATAATATATATAGTAAATCTTATGATAATCGAGTAGGTCCCAGTTCAAGAGGATCACGAACACAAGCAAATGTAGTCGATAATTACGAGACTTACGAGATGGGATATAAAAAACCGAAGATTGAGACTAGTCGTATGAGAAGTACCAAGAATATCGAAAATGTCAATATTGCCCCAGAATCGGGTAAAATGCCAGGTAGACAAAATATACATAAAAAATCCGGCCATATAATGGTCGGATCAAAACAAGATAGCAATATTCAATTAGGAGACGACAATATTATAACTCATAATGTTTTAAAACATGGGTAAAAGGACCTATTTTGTATTAGGTTTGGGTTTGGATACAGGAGGTCTAATAGAGATGCCTTGACCTCTGGTACTTGGATTATTTATTAATATAAACATTTTAAAAATAAGGAATTACTCGAGAGAGTATAAGATGTTTATACGAAAATTATTCAATTTTTTTCATTAATTTTGGGTTGGGGTTTAGTAGAAGGAGTTTTAACAATACCCTCTTGTATAGGGGTTACTTTTTTAATAATTTTAATAATCATTTATTATGTATATATATATAAATGTGTAATTCAATTTTATAATGGACAAATTACGAAACAGGGAAATATTGTATTACAAAATAGAGATATTATACTTGTCCATATCGTTTGATAATGATGAAGCTATAATTAGTTTAAATGTTGTTTCGAATTTTAGCTTATTTGAAAGAGAAAACTCGTCTCCAACACGTATAACCAATCTTATTTTTATAGGACCAGTATTACATTCATCAGATGGAGAAGTGAGAACATTCGGATTCGATGATGAATTTGATTATGATCGCGAAATTTGGTTAGAATATGAGATGCGTAAATCTGTCATTGGTAAAAGAATATTCGATAAATTTCTTGATTATAATTGGGATATAAACGAATATATGGAAAGTACCAATAGTTTTAATCCTGATACATCATCATCTAAACATAGCAGATTTTACAGAAAGAAATCACTAAATAATGATGTTGATAGTAAGATGCGGCATAATATTATAATAAAAATAATGATTTATTATGCATACACTAAATATATTTACGGTAATGATTATTCAAATATAGAACAAAGAGATGCAAACTTTATTAAATTTATAGAATCTAAGACAAATCTTAACGCCGAAGAATATAAAGAATTGTTATATCTATTTGAGAATCATTTTTATATACCTTATAGCATAATTTGTACTACAAAAAAAAATATTATTAAATTGACACCAATTAAACATGATGCCGAATGGATAATCAATAAATTTTTGTATTTATTAATGTATTATCGAAACAATGAGAGAGTTATAACTACAACATTACCTGGATATCAATATTTTAGGTATAGATTTAATGTGGGTGATTTTCTTGTTAACGATAAACTTCTAATCAAACTCAAATTTAATGATACTAAGGTTGTGGATACTAACGTATATATTGGTAATCATATGGGTACATCGATTTATCAAAATTTATTGAATATTAAAAATCAAGCCTATGATCGAATTGTTAAATTTAAAGAGATTGATTATCATAACTTAATAATAATGAATATGCTAAATTTACGATTCTTGCATTTGTGTGGTATTTCTCATAATGATTTGCATCTCAATAATATTTTATTTAAAGAAGAACTCGAATACATACCATATCAAAGGGAAATAGTAAATGTTCATAATATGCGAGTAGCATATAAACATTTCTTACGTTTAGGTTCAATCGATTTCACAATAATAGATATGGGTCGGGCTTGTTATATTACCGATAGAGATAGTTTAATAAAACGTATCAAGAAAATAAACAAGGAATTCTATACAAAATATATTAACAATATTAATAGTATGTTTGATCAAGATCTTAAAATGACAGGATATATGTTAACAATGTTTGATTATATAGAATATATAAATTCAATAATTATTGGATATAAATGGGTCAATGATATGACCTTAGATTACGACAAATTACAAAATATAATAAACGAATGTTATTCAATTGTAGAAGCATATCTTACAGGTAATAATAAAAAATTAGCATCAAAATTAGCGAATGAAATATTGTCAGTTGAGCATTATAGGTATATGCCAGAAATGATGTTTGAGTTTTCTAAAGATGATACTGAAATTGAATTAACTGATTTGTGGCCACAAGTTTTACCAGAAGATAATAGACATCCAATAGATTTAGTGATTGAAAAGTATTTTCCTGAAAATATTGCATCGAATGAAACAATACCTGATACAGTTGGATTTATATTTGAGTTGTTCATTAGTCAAGAATAATTAGTCTCAACATAATCGCAAAGCTTACATTTCAAAATGACACTTTCGCTAGCAAATACTAATCTAGCTAGATGAATATTTTTACCTACACATTTGGGACACTTTTTTTCTACGTAAGTTACCTTAGGATCAAACACTCCCAATATTTTATAATTGTCATATAATGAAGTATTACTAGTACTATATGATTTATCTTCAATAACGTAACCCTCAGTTAAAGGTTTTGTAGTACCACATTTAACACATTCTATTTTACTTTTGAGAATAGATACATTACATACAGATTCGCATTTACTGCATAATTCAAAAACCATTTTTTTACTATAAAACTAGGGTATATATAGTATTATAAAAAATTAATTCAATTTAATTACATAATAAAGTATCTCAATTTTATCTTATGTATGTTGCGTAGTATGTTTTTACGCGCAGTATCAAATGTAGCTTTTTCTATTTGTAATATCTTAATATAATTCATCTTATCTATGTTATACATCTTAAGTTGAGTGTATATATGTATTATAGCTATCGATTTGCTTTTTATATTTGATGAGTAAGCTACGTTTTTATAAAGTATTCTTTTTAGTAATACAATAAACTTATCTAATAATTTATCAGTGTATGGAATATTAGTTAATGTTAAATATTTGATAAAATATAAGTCATATCTTATTGGTATCATCGGAGACATTCCTTTCTTTTTTAATGTATCGTAAACAAACTTCTCACCTAATGAAAACCCGTTATTATTCATTACGAATACTTTAATCAATTCTCGGTCATACTCCCACATCTCATTATTTTTTAATCCACATATTCTTATACATACTAATAATGTTGATATGAATTTATCTTTCTTAATAATAGTTGCCTTTGAACCAACTCCATTGCTACGTAACATAATCATCATATCTGCAGCATCATTTATAGTCTTTGAACTTATTTTAAGTTGAGTCTGAGAGTTATATATTATCTGATGTATTGTATCTACTATCTTCTTATGTTTGTCTTCATCAGTTTCCTGATTCTTACCAAAATATCGGCTAACATAACTACCATTATTTATATTGAGTATCACTTTTTTGGTTACTAACTCTTCATCTTGGTCTTGATCTTTTAACATCCCGCATTTTAAGCATACAAATTTACTGAGATTATGATCTAATTCCATTTCAATATCGCAACAAAGTTGTGTCGGTTTTTGAATCTTACTTATATCCTTACTCAATAAATCTCTCATTAACGCATCGAAATCCATAGTTATTATAAACGTATTATTATTTTTTATATTAATAATTCAAATTTTATATTAATGATTCAAATTTTATATTAACCATTCAAACTTTATATTAATAATTTAAACTTTATATCAATGATTTAGGTAAGTGGGTAATATTTCTCGGGTATACCTTTATTATACTTATATTCACTATCACAATCAATACGTCCAACAGGTACAATAATAGTATGTTTCGTAATTTTATATCTGTTATATAGAATATTGTCTATTGCATTATCATTTTCAGTATATATTGGTATTCCCATTGCGTTCAATACCATCGTATTTATACTATTATCCATACTTATGCATATTACTTTGTCACACGTATATTTTTGTAATTTGTTTAGTTTAAAAGCTTGAGTTAATTTGTTATTATAGTCGTAAACATTGAAATAATCTTTTTCATATTTTATAGTTTCATTATTTTTCTCATCTTTATAAACATATTTAGCTATTAGTTGATCATCAATAAATGAATCTCTCACACAACTGAAACACATCGCTAAAGATGTAAGAAATGCAGTTCTTATATACCGCGGATTCATTGCACGCAAATCTAAAACTACTGTATTATATCCTTTAGCTATATCACCTATATTATAATCATACATTTTATTAACATCGATACATACGCATCCTTTAGGATTGTATACCCACGGAGTATAATATTTGTAACTAATTGCATGAGGCTCATAAAAATGTCCATCGAATCTAGATATATTGTTCATCATATATCTTATGAATTGGTGCTCATCTACGAAATGTTTAGGATCAATATCCAAATTTTTCAGATGTATATTATTAACATAGTCTCTTTTGAGTAAGTTTATTATTTTTAATATTTTAGTATTCTTATTTTTTACTTGATCTTCATTATTCATGGTAACAAAAATTCGGGTTTAATATTCTTAGTAGTAGTTATATATACATTATTTTTTAATTTATCTTTGTTATATACCACTGCATTAGGAAAGAATATTGTTATGTATTCATCTATTATATAACCAACTGATAAGTTTAACAATCCTAATGTAGTATCATGTTCTCCGTATATTTTGGCTCCAAATGAATGTAATAATATACATAAAAATTCACTCGCAGAACCAGAATTCTTGTCTACTAATATCTTAATATTCTTAGTATTTTTTAATCTTTTAAGTCTATCTTTTATTTCGATACTCATTATTTGTTGATCGTATTTATGTCTAATAAATAATATATCATTGTATAAATTAAGATCTAATATAATATCGTCTTCTTGTTTAATAATGCTAACCAATTGACCTTCAAAATCAGTCGAGATGAATATTAAGCTAAATAAAACATATGATATTACATTACCACCTCCATTACTTCTAAGATCTATTACCCATCCTTTTACTTTACTATCAAGTTTTGATATACTTTTAGAAATTTTATATATTTCTCTATTATTATCACTAAATGAATATGATGGAGGAAATACTGCATAACCATATCCGCTTTTATTTACAGTTACATTCGGTAATTCAATACTCGGAAGTAGATATTGACTATGATATTTTTGGGTGAACAATCTTATGAAATGTTCCACTGATATATATGTGTTAGGATCTATATCAGGATATTCGAATACACTCAATTCTCGTATTTTTTCAAATACTTTTATTATTTGTTCATTCTTCTTATTAATTTTTTTCGTATTCATTTTTAAACAACTAGTATATATTATAAATCTAATATGTCTGGTAATATTATATCCAATTATCTTACTGATATTAAAGGTCGCATAGATAAAGAAGTTGTAATTCTTGATCGCGCATCCAAAGTATGTCTCGCATCTCATTACGTTTTACAAATATCTTACTTAATGTGTAGTATTACAGTATTATCACTATCATCAGCTAATGCAAATTTGATAACAAGTGAGCAACTTGGTAGAGCTTATATTATTAACATATGTATCATCGTTTTTACAGCTATCGGATTGTTAGTTTCGGGTATTGCATCATTATTGAGTCTTAAAGTTAAAGCAGATAACTGTTCATTATGTTCCAAGTTATATCAAAACTTATCACTTGAGTTACAAATTAAGATTAATAAATATAATGAGTTACCCCTTTTAGATGATGCATATATTGAAAACAAATTCAATAATAAGTGTATGTATTATACTAGCAGAATACAAACTATACAGATTATACAACCTCTAGTATTTTATACAGGAGTAAAAAAGGAATCTCACCCATAAAACGAGATTTGCAATTCCTTTTCATTTAGTAAGGTAATATATTACAAGTATATTTTTTATCAGATATGTTTTATAACAATAATTAAGCAACAATACTTTTACTATTATACTCTCACAATTGTAAAAAGTCTCACTTAAGTATTGATTGTACGAACTGTGTTTATTATTGTATTGTAAAGTACATTACAGTTGTACATTAATATAAGATTATTCCTGCTATTTAATAATTCTACAATTTAATAATTCTAAGTTAGACAAAAAAATAAGACTAAAACCAATAACATAACTCATCAATGTTTTCTCCGTTTACGCATTTATCTACTATTTTAAGTCTTTGTATAACTTCATTATATAACTTATCATCAGTAAAATTATTAAAGATTTCTAGAGATAATTGAGTACCATGATTTTGTATATAGATAACTTTATTACAATCACATAATTTAGTATACAACAATATTTGAACTTTCTCATATATCGGCATCATACTAAAGAGTCTGTTTTTACGAGACTTAATTTCGACTAAATATTTCTCACCGTTTACATAAGTAAATCCATCTATTCTACCACATATTTTAATACCTTGGTTATTTTCTATGTTATTTTCTATGTTATTTTCTATATTGTTTTTAATAAACATACTATAACATTTATTATTATTCTCAACTATATCATACCCATATTTTTCTTTGATTAAATTGATTACGTTTATCTCATTTGATGATCCGTAAAAACAATTTAGAGATGATTGAACATAACTAGGATCAACTCCTATTATATCAGATAGTAAAGAAATATCGCTTACTTCATTCTCATTGTTTTGCTCACTAAACTTATTTAGGCTTTCTACCGTTGTTGGCATAGTAATATCTCGTTGATTGGATTCACTATTTAATAAGGTTGTTAATTTAAGTTGTATCAAATTCAGATCTTTGTTTGGGTCAGGATTAATTAACTCCAATATCTCTTTTTTAGGATTGACATATTTATTATAACCAGTATATTTTGATATTAAGCTAGCCGAATAATAACGCATTTTAGAAGTCATATAGTATCATAATGTAATAAATATTAATCAATTTTCTTATCAAATATGATACTACTTTTTTTATCAAATATGATATTGTAATTTGAGTAAGTTTGGTTAAAAAATTAGACAGCCATTGGAGCTCGAATTGGAGGTAAAGGTTTATAGTTAGTAATAATAAAATGATCTTCTGTTAATTCGTCTAATGTTGTAAAAGGTTTAAGTTCTATATCGGGAAATTCGTTAAATATAATCCTACTTAATTGCTCAGATACTTGAGTTTTGTGATTCTCGTAAATATGAGTATCTCCCATATTATGAATAAAGTATCTCGGAGTGTATCCAGTAAGATGACATATAATATATAGTAACAAAGAATAAGAAGTAACATTAAAAGGTACTCCTAAAAACATATCAGCAGATCTCTGGTATAACATAAGATCCATTTCTTTAGTATCTGGTATAGGATATAATTGAAAGAAACAATGACACGGAGGTAAGGCCATCTTACTTAAATCACCAACGTTCCACGCAGATACAATGAGACGACGATCATAAGGATTATTTTTAATCATCTCTATTAAGTTTTGTATTTGATCTATACCTTCATATGGCTGAGCCGGATTACATCCTTCATAAGTCTCACCCCAATGTCTCCATTGAAACCCATATCCAGGCCCCATATCACCTTCTTCATATGATAATCCTCGTTCCTGTAAGAATTCCTTTGAAGTGTTACCTTTCCATATATTACTTTTGAGTATCTTAGTATCAGTTGATCCCGATAAAAAGAATAGTAATTCATCTATAATCATTTTGTAATTAACTGTTTTACTTGTGAATATTGGTAACTTACCGTTACGTAGATCATATTTGATTTGTTTACCAAATAATGATAGCGTATTAGTACCCGTTCTATTAGATCTTAATTGACCTTTAAATAATACTTTAGATAATAACTGTAAATATCCGTTTTCGTTCTTCATCTTGTACGTTTGTTAATATACTTAACTCCTTTCTTAACTAGGTTATATACTGTTGGGTTATAAAATTTCAATTCGTTTAATGTTAACCATCTCAATTCATTAAGTTCCTCGGATTGTTTTCTATTATAAAAGTTAATATAATTAACATTGTTTCGGTTAATCTTATTATTAGTATCTTCCAATAAAGCTAGAAAATAATGATATTCGTAAGTTATATTGTTATCACTAATTGTTGTCATACATTTGAATCGGGGAAATAACCGATATTGCTTTTTTGTGAGAGTTGTTTCTTCTCGGAATTCACGCATTGCAGTTTCGAGTAACTTCTCACCTTCGTTAATCCTACCACGAGGTAAATCATATTCTAGGGGTAATGATGAAGTAGTATTAAGTAAGTTATATATAAGATTATAAGGATAATAAGTTGTGAAATACTTGTTAAAATTGTCTATGATATTAACCTTGGATTTCTTTACTGGGTTAAAATCAGAGAATAACTTAAATAAAATATACTCAGTATTAAAAGTAGATAATGCATATTTCTCATCAAAAGTCATATTCTTAAAATATTTAATAAGCTCATTATTCTTTTTCTTTTTATGAATAGTCTTAATAAAATGTTCAAAGGCATAAGATGTTTTTTTCTTAACTACTAAAACCCGATATTCACCTTCATAATAATTGAGACAAATAATACCCGCGGATACTTTTGTAAATTTGTTATAATATTGAGACGATTCCATATTTTTCCTCACACCAGAAAATAGAATATTAAATTTGATTTATATAAGATATTAATATATATCTCTGTTATTCAAAATGAATATTATTTTATGCCAAAGAAAGTTAAAAGATATAGGTTTGGAATGGAAAGTATACAGTTCTTACATAGGTGAATGTGATAATGTTATTGTTTTGATATTTGATAAGAATGATATAGTTAATGTTCAGTCTATAAAGTATAATAGTTTATTCGTGATAATTGCGAATACTCCGCAAAGAACAGTAGAAAATATTGGAGCGTTAATTTCGTTAAGTAAGTTAGTATTTGGTTGTTCTAATTCTGACATATATTTAGAAACTGAAGAGTATCCATTTACATCAGTATTAGAAGATATCGAAAAAAAGTTACGTCCAAATTATGGATTTTGGTTAACTTTAACAATGTTATTTGGAACATTACTATTCTTAAGTTGTGTGATATTAGCAACTATGTATAATGCACTTTCGCAAAATCAATAATAATTTTTTATCCTAATAAATATAATAAGAGATGTTAGACGATAGATTCTTCACAATCGGTAATATTGATGGCATTCCAGATGAATATATCAATAAGTATAATATGACAGAATCATCACAACATAATCCAGACAAGAAGTTTCCTAAAAGAGTAGACAATGTAATCTTAATATTAAGTAATGTATTAGAAGTAGAAAGCGGATATTCTTTATTCAAGATTAAGGGTATTAATAATTGTATATCGTACGGAATCAATGATGAGAATTCTCCGAGACATATTGAATTCCAAAAGATCTTTGTTATATTAAAAAATAACTTACCTCAAATAAATGTACGTTCTCGATTTGTTAACTTCGAATTAGATTATGTACTATCCGTAAAATATGATGAAGAACATCCAAATTGGAATGAAGTATTTGATAATGTAGAAAAAAGTAAATATATCAAACCTTGGTATGTTAAGTTATGGAATGCTATCCCAGTTTGGGATAGTCTAATTTAAACTTTATTTTTTCTGTGTTTAATAACCTTATACGCAGTGAATCCAATCAATGCTAATATTATTACTATGAAAAATATAATGAGTACCCATTTCATCCAACCTCCTTGGGTTGTTAAATCTAATGCGCATAAACCCGCACTATCAGAGGTATAAACTTTAGAATATCCTGAAGGACATGATTGAGTACTATTAAATGTATAGAAATCACAAACTCCACCATTATTACAATTGAATCCATCGCAACATGGTGAAGTTGTCGTACATGATGAGCCGAGAAAATTACAACTCATATTATTTTTAAAGCGTATATATAGGTATCCGAAAATAATATAATAAAATGGTAGGTCCCAGTGCTAACGAATTTGCAGGTATAGTTAATCAAATAATAACTCAAGAGATACAATCTAATACGACTGTTTGCGTTAATAAAGTTGATACAACTAATAAGAATATTCAAAAGTCTATTGGTAGTGATTGTACTCAATTTTCATCAATAAATAATCAAGCAGTATATCAGTTTAATACTACTTGTTTTAATAATTCGGCTATGATGGGAAGTACTACTAATAATATAACAAATAGTATAATGAGTCAACTTCAGCAAAATACAACAGGTGCGTTTCCGCCTAAATCAACTGCTAATCTTAAAGATGGTATTATCAATATTGTCAATACTTTCATTACTCAAGAAACTATGACATCTATTATAAACAGTATGACTCAAAACAATACTAACGAACAATTCTGTTATGATAGTAATAGTACTCAGATTGCTTTTATAAGTACTGATGATTATGTTGCTGCGATGAGTACTGCGATATCTCAGAATAAAGCAGTGATGCAAGCTTCTACGACTATATCTAATTACATCTCGCAAGCATTATCACAAAAAAGTAAAGGTGGTTTAGTAGCCTTAATGGAGGAAATGGTTGTAATTTTCTTAATCGGTATGATCATCTTTGTCGTTATTGCAGTTGTTTGTCTTTATGTAATGAAGAAGTTCTTGTAAAGCACAATGTAATTCATCATAACCTTGATCATTATATATCTTATAATCGTAATTTTTTATCCCTTGTTCAGATGCGTGATTCGCGGATGAACTGTTATTCACATTTCTATGAGATACTACTTTAATAATAATACCTCCCATTTCGTGAATAATAGCAGCTTCATTTTCAAATCTAACATCATCTAATATTATATAATCCATACTCAAATACTTACGCTTGAATACCTTCACCCAAAAATCTGTATCCCAATTACGAAATAAATTAGTCCCAATATATTGCAACAAATATCTCGGAGTAACTCCATATCTAGGATCTATAACTTCTTTCTTATTACCATATAACTGATCATAATCTAATGAATATAAATATTGTACGATGAATTTAAGCGGATCAGCAAATGAAACTTTTGCATATGGAAATTTATTGCATAGAAATTCAGTTAATGTAGTTTTACCAGATCCAATTTTACCACTAAATCCAATAATTTTAGGTAGATCATTAATTGTGGTCATGTGTTATAAATATAAGTTATGTATATTCTAAATTCAATTATGAGTTTCGAATTAGAAAGTCAATTTTTTTAGTTAAAAAAATTAATTATTTCTGAGAGGCACATTTATTAGAAGTTATATGTTTTTCATATCCAAGTTTCTTCTCGAATATCTTGTTACATAACTTACATTCTAATAATTCGCATATATGCTCATTAAAACCTTTTTCAGTCTTATATGTTTTCTTACAACCATCACAAACTTTATGAAATTTTGGTACGCATTTATGAGTTTCAAAACCTTTATCAGTCTTAAAATATTTCTCACATACCTCACATTGTGTACCTTCCTTCTTAGGTGGACACTTATGTTTGTTTAAACTAGCTTTAGTTTGGTACTCTTTTCCACATCCATCACATTTATGAACTACAGGAGACGCATTAACTTTCTCGGCTTTAGTTTGTTCCGATTTTAGTTTGCGTTGAGCTGCGGCTTTTTCCTTTTTAGCTTGTTTCTCTTCCTCACTCAATGGAGGCTTGCAACTATGTCCGTCTAATCCTTTTTGAGTAACCCAAGATTTCTTACATACATCGCAGCCAAATTTCTTCTCAGGCTTAACAGTATCCTTCTTCGGGTTTACTTCTTCATTCTGTTTTACTTCTTCATTTGAGTTTTCATTCTGTTTTACTTCTTCATTTGAGTTTTTAGTTTGTTGTAATTCTTCAGTCAGTTTTACTTCTTTAGTTTGTTGTAATTCTTCATCTAATTTTACTTCTTTTGGTTCCTCTTTCGGTTTTTCGTTAGAAGTATTTGTTTTGGATGAAGTAGTACTCTTTTTAGAAGCAGGTGGTTTACATACGTGTTTTTTATAATTATTCTCAGTTGTATAAGATTTACTACATAAAATACATTTAAATTTACTACCATCCATAACATAACCTTTATTGACAACTTCTGTCATAATAATATTATCTACTTTTTCACCAATATCAACTGATGAACATGTATGTTTATCGAATAAATCGAAGTCTCCGAAAGTAGCCTTGCATTTATCACAACCAAATTCGGAACTCATATTGATTATTATGAAGTTATTTATATCTAAAATTCAATTTTTTTAAAAAAGTAAGAAGTTTGGTAATATATGGTAAGTCTTTATTAAGTTCGAGATAGACCTTTATTAGGTAACTTAATCTCAGAATAGTCTATAAAACGCTCGAAAATAGGCACTTTTTTGGCTTTATACACCTTTTTACGAGTACCAAAATGATTAGACAAAAATACGTTAGTATCTACAATATCATAAATCTCTCTAGTAATATGGTTGTACCTAGAATCGGGTCGCAATGCTCTTCCGAAAAATTGAATTTGCTTTTCTTCATCTCGATATGAAGTTGCGTATATCATTGCGGTAATCTTGGGTATATTAGTACCTACACCAAATGAATCAAATGTAGCCAATATTACGTTGGCTTCGTCTGTTGCGTATGCAACTTCTTTCTCCGTACGAGAACCAGTCCATTTAGCGGGCTTAAGTTCTTTTTCGTTAACCGTATCATTTTCGTTACCCGTATCATTTCTAATATTACTAATCATATCATGTAATAAATCTATATGTTCTAAATTTTTGGTTAAGATTAAAACACATGGATGTTCTCGTTCATGAATAAGTTCATTAATCAAATTGTAAATCATCATATTTCTGTAAGGATCAGTTTCTATAAGTAAATTAGTTTTCATCGCACAATTCTTTTCCTCGCCTAATTCTGCAAACCATCTTTTTTTGTTTTGGCAAAACTCTTCCGAACCTGAGTAGCATAATTTAATAACCTTAATATCAAACTTAATACTAGTAAATCCTGCAGGTTTGTATAAAGGACCAATATATTCTTTGATGAAAATAGACTTCTCAGCTGATGCTGATAATCCGAGCATTAATTTAGTTTGTACCATCTTCAACGCTTTAAATCGGTTTACAGTTGTTATTAATTGAGGTTCGTCAATACATGTTAAATAGAAGTCATCAAAATAATCGTATATATTAATGTTGTTCTTTATATAGTTAGCTAATGAATGTATTGTTGAAATTAAGATTCGACAATTTTGCTTATCTTCATTTGGGTCAAATTTCTTAACGCCTTTAGTCTTATCACCTCCGAGTTGTCTTATATAAGTCTTATTAGTAAACTCATCTAAAGTCTGTTTAATTAACCCTTTATTTGTAACGATTATATGCACTTTATACCCTTGATTTGCATAATATGAGCTTAAATAACTGATCATAACAGTCTTACCCGCACCAGTTGGTAAGTCTAAGATTAACCCACTTTGGAACGGATCTTTATATCTATTCAAAATATACTCTATAATACTTAACTTATTCTCCCAAGGTTTATTAAATGTATCAGTAATAGGATAGTTATCATCGTCTAATAAAGTTGGTATAATACTTTCTGGAATAGGATATATAAAATCAGGTATGTTATGTTTGTATACTACGTTGGTAATACTCACAGATGTTAAAAATGCAACAAGCTCATCTAACAAAAATCTGGGTATCAATATCTTCTTTAAGTTTTCAATAATATGATAAAAATAATAAGTTATATTTTTACTGGGCGTAAATATATTCTCAACAGTTGAATAAAAGTTGCGTTTAACAAATTTTGCTATGCGTTTAAAATCGTTAATATTTTTTATAGTTAATACTAATCCTAATTTACCAATCTTGTTAATACCATTAGTTGATGTTTTACTAAATTTGACTAATTCAATTTCCATTTATAAGAATTATTTATTTATTGAATTATTTTTCAAATTTAAATATATATAAACATGTCCTCAATTGGCGCCGATAACGTACATAGTACGAACTCAGAATCAAAAGAAATTCATGATCTTAATAACACCGTTTTATTGAGAAAAAAATGTGCTCAACTTCAAGGAGCTAAGAAGATTCTCGCTCGTGCTGGAGTATCTAAAGATAGACAAGTTGAAGCAAACCATAGTATTAGCCGAGCAAGACAAGAGTTTCACACTAAATATGAGATGTTCTTAACTAACCGAGCTCGATTTAATTTACCCGTATTCAAATATTACGATCGTACTTCTCATAAAGGTGCTTTTAGATATTTGTCTAGTAATAATAAAGAATTAGAATTCAACTGTTTCTTAGATAATGGATGCTCATTTTTAAGTGAACAATTCTTATACTTTGAAACCGAATCCCCTGAATATGATGCAGTAAAACATCCCGATGTTGACCCAACTCGAGTAAGATATAGATATGCTGCATTACCAGGATTAAGATTGATTGATAATGTTGTTATGGAGTTATGTGATGATCCTTTATTTGATGAATACAATGTTGATCAAGCTAGATTCTTTAATGCGCAATGTGTTTCAGAACGAGCGAGAACTAAGTGGAATGAGTGTTTGGGTCATGATGGTGAGGTTGAAGCTCTTGTTGAGTTACGAGATTTCCAAGTAGATCAAGTACAAAAATTCAGACTCGGAAATCAAACATTCAAAGCTACTCAACCAGGTCTTAAATTAATGATTCCCTTACTCTTCCAACATTCAATATCTCTTGAAAATGCTCTTCAAATTGATAGTTTACAATCAAAAGCATTAGGATTCAGATTTAGATTTTCTAAATTAAGTAAGATTGTTAGAGCTATTGAAGCTGAATTAAATCCTGGAGATGGTGATGTTAGTCTTGCATTGAAAGATTTGCCTATTAAGGATATTAAGTTATACAGTAGATTTTACAATTTTGATGAAGATGTTTACAATACTTTAATTGAAGATTCTATTATCAAGATGTATAAGACTTCTCGAATTGAAGAATCTGCAAGGTTAGAAACCAACAAAGATATTCTTAAACTTAAGTTTACCCGATATGCTTGTGAATACTTAAATTTCACCATTGTTCAAAAATGTGCTAAGGAATGTTTTGATCATTGGTATAAATTCGGTTACAAACCTGAACCTACTTTGTTGGCTACTCCAGCAGTAAGAATTGTCGCAGGTAATCCCATTGTATATACTGCTGCAGTTAATCTCTTCCCAAGAAGTAATATTATTGATAGATTTACCGTATCTAATGCTACTACTAAATTGAATACTAATACTACTTATAGAGAAGAACATTACGAAATTGTCAGTGCTTACGATCAGTTCAGATATTGCCAAGAGCAAGGTACTAGATACTATGCTCAAAATAAATATGACCAAGAATATGGAACATACTCATTTGCTGCAAAACCAGGATTGACTAATAAACTTACTGGATTATTCTCATTCACTGTTAATCGAGAATTTAAGATCGAGTATAAACTAGTTGATAGTTTTGATGAATGCAAACTTAAGAATGAACATTTACGTTTCTTATTCTATTATAAATGCGTTAACTTTATGGCTCAAAATAAGGGTCATGCTGCTAAAGTATTCAAGTTATAAACTATGATTATTTTTGAATATACTTATTTTTTTTAAATCTTTTTTGGAATATATACATAATCAAATGAGTTCAATAACGGTTCCACATTCTATTTCATCAATATCAACTAACGGAGATATTGACTGTGGTCGTGGTCATCTTGGTTATACTGCAAACGGTTCATTAGTTGGTGCCTTAAATAATCTATGGACTTTAACTTCACCTCATAAACCACATTTCTGTATCCTAGATTGCGCTGCAAATTCCGCAGTTCAATTACCAATTATCGGTACTGCATTTAGTCAAGCAAATCTTGGTTATCGAGTTACTATACTTAATAAATCTCCCAATACTATTGATGTACAAAACTCATCTGCAGGTAGTGTTTTCGTTTTACAACCCGGAGTTAATAGCACCTTTATTGCAACTACTGCTCCCAATGGTTGGGATTATACTCCTCCTAGTGCTACATCTGGTTCTACTCTTCAATCTGCATATGATGCAGGTAATACTATCGTAGAAACTCCTGCAAGAGAAGTCTCGATTAAAGATGATGCAGGTCATAATGCCAATATCTTACAAGTACTTACAGATGCAGATGTACCTCTCCTAGATATCGGTAATTCATCTATCGGAGTTGATACTCCATATGTTAAACAAGGACCTGGTTCATTAGTAAATCCCAGATCAAGTACAACATATAATATCACTAGTACACTCCCATACAATTCATCTACAGATGATCAAGGTCGTATCGTAACTTACGCGGGTTTATCAAATCGAGAAGTGTTTGGAGATGCTGCTACTGGTCTTGGTAATGCTTCATCTTCTGTAGCTAGAGATACATACGGATCCAGTCAGCTCGCAATTTCATCAGCAGGTGCCAGTAATACCAATTTTGTAGGTTTACCCAATACTACTTACTTTATCAAATTTGACATAATAATGCGAAATGCCTCTGCGTTCTCATCTGTACAAGTTAACTTTACCATGGATAATGCTGCAGTTAGTAATATTGTTACTGCTCCATACATTGAGATACAAAATAGTGCTTCTATTACTGTTGATCCCGTTATTACTGTTTCAAGTTTTGGAACCAGTGGATATACTATTGGTATTCAAGGACCCGATTATAATCCTCCAGGAGTTAAAAATTATGATGGATGCTGGGTTGCAACTTCCGTTGCTTTCAGTCACTAAACTTCATCCTAATTAATCTATCAAACATAAAATAAGAAAGAAGAAAAGAAGAGAGAAAAAATAAGAATAAAGAAAGAAGAAAGAAGAAGAAAGAAATAAAAAAATAGCTCTTATTCTGATTGTTCATAAAATACTACAAACCAAATTAGTAATACATCATCCTCGGATAGAGATGAATTTAATTTAACAACTTCATTTTTTTGTACTAGTTTTATTATATTGTTATGCGGATTTACTTCTATAGGCAATTCGTTAATATATATACGCTCATCTGAGTTAAGACTAATATTACTCATTACTAACATACCTGAATATGGCATAACTAAACTAATATCATCTTCATTATATTGTCCTGCTTGGAATAGTTGCCACTTATACTCGCGTTTTTTGCGTCTGAATAAATGAGGTTTGCCTCCTATTATTAGCTTTGCAGGAAATTGAACATTCTTATTTATAATATTACCTATTTCTATGAGCGTATTCGGATATGAGTCTGTTTTATTTTTAACTATTTGTCTATGAAAGTTGTAAAATACATCACTTGGTATAATATGTTTACTAGATAAGAATAGTAATTGATCTTTATTTATTATAGTAATCTTTTGATGATCCATTATGTCGGTCATTTTTAACAATTGGGATATATAAATATATATTTCTTAAATTTAAAAAGGATAAAAATTAAAGTAAATGCCCGAATGCAAGCTCTACTGATTGCGCATTAATTAGTCTTATAATGTTTTTAACTGGTTCAGGTATTGCATAATCATCATATGAGTCAATATTCATATCATGAGGTACACCGTTTGGCGATATAATATAAAATGATGCGTCATCATACTTATTAAAATCGATAACTAATTTACGATTATTAACATCACCATAAACCAAAGATATATCATATTGATCATACTTAACATTAATAATATATTCATAAGTATCCTCTGATTCTAAGTAGTTACGATGTAATTCCATGGTAAAAACTAAGTTATTTTGCTCATCATAAATTGATTCTAAACCGAGTAATGTGCGTACGGGTTCGTCTCTTTTAATCTTATCGATATATACATCATCTTCATTCATAAACTTAATATCTTTAAACGGAGTTATAATACCTACACCTAATTTCTCCATATTTATTTGTTTTATCATCACTTCAAAGTTGGGATGTTTCTTAATGAATGCTCGTAAATTATCTTCGTTTGTAATAAGAGTAGATGTTAATATTTGCATTTTAACAAAGTTAACATTTTGGAAAAACTCAGTATCAACACTTACAGTATTATCATCCAAAATTAGGGTTATATTGTTATCTTTAAGTATATCGAACTCTAGTATTCTTTTGTTTGCAAACATATTGAGAATTTATATTTATTATTCTTTTATATCTATTAATAAATTTATATAGTATAATAAATAATATGGATAAAAAAGATATAGAAGAATTAACGCTAGACGAGTTTAATAAATTATGCATCGAGACGATTAAGACTAATACTGGAGTTTATATGAAAGTTAATTATGATGATCCCGCATCAGCATATCCCAATCCTGATATTAATAACAAACATAAAATTCGTGATAAAGTAAACGTAATTAAATTTATGAAATAAATATTTTTTTCGTTTTAATATAATGGAATCAGAAGGAGTTGTTAGTAGTGTTGCGAGCTTATTAGGTTTAGTACTTGTTGTACTCCTAATCATATGGTTATTATATTCACTTTATTATATGAATAATAATGAGAAAACTGAGAAGACTTTGTTAATCTTCCGAAAACCTAGAAAGAACCAAAAAAAGAAATGCCCATGTGGTGGTCATGATCCAAGATCTTGCAAATGCAGACATTAAATATTGTTATTTTTTTAACTGTTTTATATTGTAACTAGTGTACCATTAAATGTAATAACTATTTTTAATGATAATAATACTATCCTGTGTTTAACATGGTCAAGTTCATACTCTTCACAATATGATGGAATATAATCATGCTCAGAATATTTCTGATACAAGGTAATAGGTTCATTACTTTCGAATTCTTCTGTGGGAATGTTAATAACAAGAGTATTATTATTAATTAATTTACTTCCGATTAGACTAAATACAACTGAATAATTACCCAATTTATATGTAGTTGAGAAATCAAACATCGAATCAAATTGATGACTCAATATGATTTCATCACTAATTTTAATAGGCGTAATTATTAGTTTACCATCTGCATTTCTTAATATCTTTTTTTCGTATTCAGGTTTTACTTTAACTACTAATTCAAATCCACTAACCAAAGTAAATGCATTAATATATACGGTTATTAATTTACTATCTTCTTGAATATGAGACGCTACTAATTTACTTTTTTGGGCATAATTTAACGCAAAATAATATTTACTATCCATTAAATACAAGCTATATTATCTTATTATTATTTTTGTTAATAGTTTTTCAATACAAATTAATTAAATATTTTTATATAATTTTCTCGCAGATATATAAAGAGTCATACACATGGAATCAAAACAAATTGTTACAATTGTTGTTGTTGCATTATTAGTAATCGTTTTACTCATCCTTATTGTTATGGGATATAATAATATTGTTAATAGAAATATTAAACAATCTGGATATGCTAATGCTAAGAAATGGTGGGGAACTACTCATCCATCTGATGCCGGTACTGATACTGGTGCAGCATCTTCATAAATAAGATACGGTTTATATTTAATTTTATATATATATTTTTTTGTCTATCATATACAAGAAAAGATGGTCGCACTTAATCCATTTAAAGGTGAAGCTAGAAGAACCGAAAATTTACAAATTTTAGGTATTATCGTTTTAGGATTTATTGTTTTATTATTAATAATATCATTAATATCAGTAGTAGTAGGAGTAGTTGTTGGTATAAGTAGTGAAGTATCCGCAAATAATCAAGCTCCCGCACCTAAAGTCCCATGGTCTAATTAATTTTACAAACTAATAGTATATTCTTATTCGAGTAAGAATAAAAGAAGATAGCTAATTATTAAAATATTTTTTTTCACATATTATATAAGCCCAGAAAAATGCATCAACAAGCTGCACTTATAATTTTAGCAATTATTGTTATAGTTATTATTTTAATAACAGTTGAATTAGGATATATCATTTATCTTATGAATTCGGATGCCACTGATGTTAGCAACTTGTTACAACCAAAACGAAGACATCATCATCATAGATACGAGCATTTCAATCCTGAACGAAACTATCCTCAACCAGCCAACTCAACGATTAAAGAAGAACCAGTTGAGTTATATTATGCTGCAGGTAATACCGAAGTACCTAATGATATCAGTCATATCCGAGACGATTATTATGCTAAACAAGTTAGTCATTATTAAATAAGAGTTATTTTTTAACCTAATTATATTTAACTTCTACCAAACATTTTCTTAAATACCTTTTTCATTAATTATCCTAAATTATAATGTGCGGTATCTTTTGTATGATTAATTACTCTGAAAATAACGGAACTAAAACGCATGACAATTATAGCGAATGTGAGGAATGTACTCGAAAGTTATCTCATCGTGGGCCCGATGGGATTAAATCCGAAGCAGTACATTATATCAATAATCAACATCCGTATAACTTATTTATGGGTTTTACAAGATTAGCAATTAATGATTTGACTGATGAAGGTATGCAACCGTTTTCAATGTCAACATCGCAAGGTGCTAAATATGTAGTATGTAATGGAGAGATATATAACCATGAATTTCTTAATGAATTATTCGGTAGGATGTCAGAATCCGATTGCGGAGTGTTATTGAACTTATTTGATAAGTTACCTTTTAACATTGCGTTACGATATTTAGACGCAGAATTTGCGTTGGTCTATTTTGATGGTAATACTGTATATGCGGCTCGCGACCGTTATGGAGTAAGACCATTATTTATAGGTACAATTAATGATGAACAAAATCCAAGCAAGAGTATTTGTATTAGTTCTGAGATGAAAGCAATACCATCTAGGTTTAACAACGTATTCCAACTTAATCCGACTACTTTTATGAGTTATAAAAATGGAGATATTAGTTTTCATGAATATTATATTAGACTAACCTTAGATTCAGTTACTCCTAATACTAAGAATATGAGAAAGATATTAGAATCAGCAGTAAGAAAAAGATTAATGTCAGATAGACCTCTCGGATTTCTCTTATCAGGTGGATTAGATTCTAGTTTAATAGTATACATAGCTTCAAAAATGATGGATCCGGATCAAATGATATGCTTTACAATCGGAACAGAAGATAGTCCTGATATTAAAGCAGCAAAAGAACTAACAACGTTTTTGAATATTAAGAATCATCATATTTTAAAATTTGATATAGAAGAAGGTATCAGAGAAATTCCTAATGTTATTCGAACAATTGAATCTTATGATATAACTACAATTCGAGCATCAGTACCCCAATATCTTTTAGGTAGATATATTAAAGAGAATACAGATGTAAGAGTAATCTTATCTGGTGAGGGTTCAGATGAGATACATGGTAGTTATAAGTATTTCGAGAAAGCTCCAAGTAAGGAAGCGTTCCGAGAAGAATGCGCGCGTTTACTTTCTGAGTTATGTTACTTTGATAATTTGCGAACCGATAGAACTATGGCTGCTTGGGGTTTAGAAGTGCGATGCCCATTTTTGGACCATCAATACGTTAACTATATATTTACATCTGATGCTGATAAGTATATGTTTTACGGTATAGAAAAAGGTTTGTTGCGTTCTGCATTCAATAATGATATACCTTATAATTTACTATATAGAAAAAAAGATGCATTCTCAGATTCGGTCTCATCTGATAAAGAAAACTGGAGACAATCGATTATATCTAAAGTTAGTAATGAACAACAATATTACGAACAACTATTTGATGAAATATATCCTAATAGATTAACAGTTATACCACATTTATGGATGCCAAAATGGTATGAGAATATAACAGATCCATCAGCAACTATACTAGTATAATTATATCCTACACTATAAAATTATATCCTACACTATAAAATTATATCCTACACTATAAAATTATATCCTATATTATAAAATTATATCAGACATTATAATTATGTCTTGCATTATAAACTCTCAAATTGTTTTGTCAACCATTGATCCGGTTCCAATCCAATATCTGCGAATATACTTAAATACTCTTCTACTATTCTTACTATTTTTTTATTTCTATCATTCTCTGGTTTATCACTAAATCTACTCTTGTTAGTAGGCTTATGTTTATGTTCATCAATATACTCAGATAAAACATATATAGGTATTTTGCGTTCAATCTGTTTATACTCAGCTAACGTAAGTGATTGAGGTAAAGAATCATAAAACTTATATTTTAATACTGCAAATCCATCAGAGTAATTCGGTTCTATTTCAATATGTCTAATAAATTCTATAGTACCTTCTTCCATTAACATATTCATCGCTACATACGGACCCACTCCTGAGTTATTATGTGGTGATACGTTATCTAAAATAAGAATTGTATTAGAATCTGCGAGGTGTTTCGAATTTAACATATCTTCCTTAGCATGATGAATACTATGATATCCATCAACAAATATTATATCAAACTTCTTTTCCCGAGGTAATTCATATTGAGGAACTGTTACTAACGAATCTCCAATAATAAGAGTATGACGACCCGGATATTTCTTATCAATAAACATCTTAGCATACCAACAATAATTATGTAACCCAATATCAAACGATACTACTTTAGCATTACTATTCTTAAGAAAATTTATTGCTGATATACCCGCATTAAATCCTATTTCCATAATATATTCAGTTTGAGTACTAATAAATTTATTATGTTCATCCAAATGTTGTTGTGTAGAACTGCCTTCTATTCTAAAAAACGTAGGATTTACCAAGTTAAGTTTTTTAGTTTCTTTAAAATTGTAATCGCTCAAAAACTCGCGTAACCCATTACTATCTGCGGCATACATATTGATTAAAGTATTATTATGTCTTAATACTTGGCTAGATTTCTTATCAACTAAAACTCGGTAATCGATTATTTCCTCAGTAGTAACATTTTGATATTTATTAATTGCAACTTTTCGTAAACCTTTATATGTAGGCTTATCCCAGTCACTTAATAGATTATCAATATATTGAAGCTTATTTGTCATAATTATATAGACTTAGAAATTTGAATTAAATTGAAATTAATATCTTTGACTCTTAAACTTATTCCCCGTAATAATGCAAGATTTACACGAAAACCCTAAAATATTAGATATTACCCCTCCAGTTGACTATTCAAGTGATGAGGAGGAACTATACCCAGAATGCCTATTTCCAGGAGGTATTCTACCCGGTGAGGAAGAAGAGCAATATTATGACTCCGATAGTACCATGGTTATTGATTGGTCTAATATGTCTGATTTATCTGATAATGATGAATCATTTGTTTGGGAAGACTAATATACACGCTTATTCATACCTCGCGAATCAATTTTATTAACCGATAAAATTGATTTTTTATAACCAAAACATCTTTTATAAAATATGCAAGTAGTCAAATCTTTATTCAATAATTCATTATTACGTCTCAAGCATTCGCAAAGAGATGGATATTTTGTAAAAGAAAGAAACAGTAATAATAAACTCATCATAAGAATAGATACTGAATATACTCACGAAAGAATGGCTCAACTACACGAAATATTTCGTAACTGTATGTTTTACAAAATTGGTCTTATTGTTGAAGCTGTTGAATCTAAGATAGAATGTTCGTTTATTAACTTAGAAGCCTTAAATTACAATCCATACTGGGATCTATATTTAATCAAGTTTCTTAACATCTCTTTGAGTACATTAGATACTCACAATACAGTTCATCATTTAGAATCAATAGTAATAAGACCAGACTCGCACATCAATGGTAAAGTGAAATATGAGTTACTTACATTAATCGAAAAAGTACTCAACAAATTTCTTAATCATTACGAAATAATCGGATACTTCAGATTATCTTTATACGAAACTGAATACAATACTATTAAGGTAGACATAAAGTTGTTTACACCTAATAACATTCATAAAAACGATAACGTTTATAAAAATGAGTTATATATGGATGAACTATATTTTTTATTGTACCAAAAAATACATAAAAAATGAGAGAAATAAAATTAATAGAGTAAATCTAATAAGAACAAATCAAGCTCATCAAGTTCGATTCTTGTTTTTACGATTCTTATTACATCTTCTGGAATTATTCCCAAGCGAGTCAAATAAGAGAGAATATACCTACCAATATAATCCGTATTAGTTTCTAATTCGAATAATCTTGGATAAATATAAGCTCCTCGTTTCAACAATTCGTCAAACAAATCTGGTTCAAAATCGAGTTTGAATTGTTCAACTACTTCTCTAGAGATTATGCATTCTTGAAATGCAATATATCCAACTAATTTTGGTATTTGAAGTTCTTCTTCGGGCCAATATAGTTCGAAAGAATCTGAGTAAGGAATAATGTTATATCCCGAGCCAGAAAGTTCAAGTTGCAAATCAACGTCACCAATATTTTCTTCTTTATAGCATACAATCCAACAATCATCGGGGTTACATATTTCTTCAACATAACATCTAATTGAGTTAGTTGCTTTGAATACTGCAGCTCTGGATATATTTCTGTATAGAAATACTGGTAAATCCGTTTCACCTGATGTACGCGTAACGATATATTTAGTAAAATGACTCATTGATAGCAAGAAATTAACATAATAAAAAATCAAATTTAAACAAGTTCTAGTATCTATCCATATTATTCAATAAATTACCATAATTTATTGATAAAAAAGTTGGCCCATACCAACCTGATGACTCTCATCAACTTATAACACATTACAATCTACGAATATTTCCCTTACTCATTTTAAACTTGGATGTACTAATATACATCTTATAACAAATTATCATAACTGATAACCTACTTATTTTTTAAAACTTTCATTCCATCATAGCACCATAATATATTACTCATATTAGATCACCACCAAGCCGATACAAACCAACCCGGGTCCTTTCCTCCTAATTAATGCGCGACACCCCACACATTACTTTGTTTGTCTCAATACCATTTCGAAAACACGCGCAAGACGTAAATCTCACCAATTCCATGTTCAACTTCAACGACGTACTTCCATCCATTCATCTCAAACTCCTCCGTAACAACCCACTCATTAACAAGTTTCTCAACATACTCTTGCAATTGTGACGCATATAATCCGTCAAAATTGCAGTCAAAATTCAACTCCTCTAAAAGAGTCAAATTGTCTCCATCTATTGTGATTAAATTGTCTTTTTGTGGGTTATACATTGCTTCCTCCTCCAACACAGCAGCTTTGATTTTACGTAACAAACTATAAATTCGTTCTTTTAAATCTTGGTTTTTGCTGATATACATAGCAACAAAGTGGTTATCGATTACTCGAAGTGTAAGTCTAAAAATGTTAGATTTCTCCAAATCCTCAGCATTGATACAGTCTAATCGGTAGTGATTAGTGATAATTCCGTCTCGAACCATATCATTATTAATAATAGTAGTAAATACATTAGTGTCAATTTCCTCACAAGAATCGCAGTTATAAATAACCTTAAATTCCAAGATTCCTTCTTCAGTATGTAAATAGTAACTACCTCTAACTATGCGGGATTCAAATAATGATCTAACAAAAGGTCTACAAGCATTATGCTTACGCAACATTTTTAATGATATTAAGAAATTATAACCAAAAATATTCAATTTTATTTTTAATAAGATAATCCTATAATAAAATTGTGTTTTTATATAGTTAAAATCTCTTGCAAAGTTAGTAAAATGCAAACTCAAATAGGATATATTACACCCGAAGAATTCGAGAAATACGGTAAGGAACTTACCCAATCATACAGAATTCACCATATTGAGAAAAGTGCTGATCAAGAGGAAATAGATAGGAAAAATATAGGTAGATTATACTTACTAAAGAAACAGATTAATAAGGCTATTTTAAAGAGTGATTGGGAAACAGGCGCAAGTTATTTCATCATAGAATTCCCCAATCTTTACTTATCATCCGAGTTTACTCCTAATTTGAAAGCTGTCATAGAAGACGTCTTTAACGAGAACTTCTTTACTGATAAACCAAACCAATTATTTCGGGTTGGTAATATAGTTGGATTATATCAAGTTGCAAAACCTAACACTCCTAATAATTCTTCATCTTGGCCGAGAAATATGACTTCATATTCTGGATTTAGGAAATTAGAAATGAACTCTAGTTACGAAAATCTTAAACAGATTAAAGTTGGATGCTTTATTATTAC